GAACCCGAGCTAGGTGCATGGGCTTGACTGTTAATCAATGGTTAGCTGAGTTCGAATCTCAGATGCGGAGCCATTTATATATATCTGTAGCTCAATTGGCAGAGCATCGGACTCCAAATCCGAGGGTTGAGGGTTCAAGTCCTTCCGGGTATGCCAAATACAGAAGATTGGTCGAGAGGTTTAAGGCAATGGTTTGCTAAACCATCGGTGACGAAAGTTGCCCACAGGTTCGAATCCTGTATCTTCTGCCAAACATCCGTTTTTAGGCTAGTCTGGTTAAGTCACCTGATTTGGGGTCAGGATATCGTAGGTTCGAATCCTACAGAACGGACCATAAAATTTATTGCGGGGTACGTCAGTGGTCAGACTACCAGCCTCATAAGCTGGAGGACGTTGGTTCGAATCCAACCCTACGCAACCACATTCGCTATTCGCAAATAGCAAACAACAATGGGTACTGAGTAGCATTGGTGACTGCAACGGACTGTAAATCCGTCACCCTTCGGGGTATACTTGGTTCGACTCCAAGAGTGCCCACCAGTTTTTTGTATTGAAGATCGTTAGCAAACTAACGGGCATCTCAGATAACCTGATGTGCGTAGTTTAATTGAAAAACATCAATGCAATCTATTTGGCTTCATCGTTCATCGGTTAGGATTCTACACTGTCACTGTAGAGAGATGGGTTCGATTCCCATTGAAGCCGCCATTAAGAATCCCTCTACCTTAGGGGCCGTTGTGACCTCGGTGTGAAAGTTTGCCAAAGCTTTCCGGTGTCAACAACAACTGCAATCTGTTGGCAGTTTAAACAAAGGATACAGCGTGAGTTGCCGAGCCGTTAGGACGAAATGCTAACCCTGAATTCGGTAATCAGGACTAACAACTAGGAGATATTATGGCTTTTGTAAAAGGTAAATCTGGAAACCCTGCTGGTAGACCCCGCAGGGATAAACTGCTTGATAAACCAACAAATCGAGAATTAAAAGAACGTGAATTGATTATGCTATTACGCAAGATCAAACCGCACGTTGCTGATGCTATTATTCAGGCAGCTAAGATCATGAAGAATGAAGAGGCTGCACACCAAAACCAATTAAAAGCTGCTGCTCTCCTATTGGATAGTTACAGAAAGCTTTCACTCGACCTTTACGGTGGTGAAGATGTTGCAGATGAAGAAGGTGAAGAAATTCAACAAAATAATCCTGCGCCAATCTTTAGTTTAAAAGTAATTAATTCTGAAGAATCAAAGACTGAGTAATTATGTGGATTATTATTCCAATTGTAATATTCATGATTTTGATGAATGTTTAAGTTATTTGTGAACCGGCTAGGTTAGCTCCCGAAAAGTTCGACTATCCACCGAACCTGCCGATTTATTTTGTGGATTTGTTAGGATGACAATATGAAATTATGTAAGTGGTGTAACACTGAAAAACCTTTTTCAGATTTTTATAGAAGTAAGACAACAAAAGATGGTTGTCAATCACATTGTAAAGAATGTCATAGTAAATATAATAGTAAAAAATATTATGAAAATCATGAAGAAAATCGTGAAAGACTTTCTAATTATTACTATGAAAATCATGAAAAAGAAAAAGAAAACCGTAGAAAACACTATACTAAAAATAAAGCAAAATACCTTGCTAATTTCTATAAAAGAGAAGAGAAAATTAAAAAGGCAACTCCTAGCTGGTTGACCAAAGAAATGCTTCTTACAATTGAAGAAATATACAGAGAACGACTAGAAATTTCTAATAAAACAGGAATTGAACACCATGTAGACCATATTGTACCGCTACAAGGTGAAAATGTTTGTGGTCTGCATGTACCTTGGAATCTTCAAATTATAACAGCAGAAGAAAATTTGAGGAAAAGTAATAAGTATGAACAATGAAATAGTATTTGCTCCAGCGTCAAAGGCGCAAGAACAGTTTTTAAATAGTGATGCGGATATTACATTCTATGGTGGCGCTGCTGGAGCAGGTAAGTCACATTGCTTACTCGGATCATTCTTAAAGTTCTGCCATCATCCTAGAACTCGTGGTGTTATTTTTCGTAAAACTACTAAACAATTATCAAATCCCGGCGGTTTATTTGACTCAGCAGTAAACTTGTATAAAAAAGTTGATCCAAAACTAAGAGTTAGAGTTAGGGAATTAGAAATAATTTTTAGTTCTGGAGCTACATTAAAATTTGGTTACTTGGATAACACATCAGATAAATATAATTACCAAGGTGCAGAACTAACATTTATTGGTTTTGATGAAGTTCAGCAACTTAGTGAAGATAATGTAATGTACATGCTTTCACGATTGCGTTCAACATCGGTTGATTATAAAAAGCAAGTGGTGGCTACTGGTAACCCTGATTATGACAGTTTTATCAGACATTGGGTTGAATTCGCTCTTGATGAACGAGGGATTCCAATTCGAAAAGAAGTCTACCCGACAAGGTATATGGTTCAGATTGAAGGTGGTAGGATTCAATGGGCTGACACCAGAGAAGAACTTGAAGAAGTTTTTGGTAAAGGTGATAAATCAGGCATTCTATCATTTAAATTTATTCCCGGTACGATTTACGATAATCCACCTTTGATGAAAGCTGATCCAACATATGTTTCAAAACTCAAGGCATTACCTAGAGTTGAAATGGAGCGATTGTTACTTGGTTCATGGTATGCTAGACAGGAATCGGCTGGTTTATTTAAACGAGAATGGTGTAATCTTGTAGACCACCCGAATCCTAGAGCAACAAAACGAATTCGTGCATGGGATTTTGCTTTCACTAAACCCTCTGAACAATATCCAAATCCAGATTGGACTCGGGGAATCTTGGTATCAAAAGATAAAAATAATATGTATACTATTGAAGATGTACAATCAATCCGAGATAGAGTGCATGAAGTTGAAAAGCTTGTATTTGATACAGCAATGAGAGATGGTCAGGAAGTAATAATCTCAATACCTATTGACCCTGCTGCTGCTGCTGGAGCATACGCAAGAGATTTACAAAGAAGATTAGCTGAGATGGGATTTAATGTTAGATTGACTAAACCTGTCAAATCTAAAATTACTCGTTTTGCACCGTTTTCCAGCGTAACACAGGCTGGTTTTGTAAGTGTAGTAAAAGGTCACTGGAATGTACCGTTCTTTGACGAGTTAGAAGTCTTTGATGGTGATCCAAAGAAGAAAGATGACCAAGTTGACTGCTGTTCAGATGCAATGCTTTTACTCAATAAAGAAATGGTTATCCCTACATTCAGTCTACCAGATTTAACTGGTACTAACCCTTTTGATAGAATGGCAAGCTCGTCAATCGACATGCCAGTGTATGCAAATATTGGAATTTAAGAAGGAGCCTTAGATGGCATCAAAACGAAATATTACGCCTGTCACTAAGGCAATTGACGATACTCCTGAAAGATTTAAACTGAGTGAAGCTGGTTATCTCGGTCTTAATGTTTGGAATGGTATTACCCAAGACGAACTAAAGAAAGAATTAAACTTTCCACACAGTATCAAAACTTATAAACAGATGACATATCACAGCACAGTGAATGCATCGCTTACTTTGTTTGATAACTTAATTGGTAAAGTACAGTGGAACTTCAAGCCACCAAAAGACGCTACTGAGCAAGAAAAACGCCAAGCTGAAATCATTAATGAAATGATGCATGATATGCAAGATCAGACTTGGCAAGAGTTTATCAGTGAAGCACTTAGTTCCAATGTCTTCGGTTTCTCTGTTCATGAGAAAGTCTATCGTCGTAGAAGCAAATCAAACGGTTCAAAATATAATGATAATATCATCGGTTGGAAACGTTTGCCTATTCGCAATCAAGAAACAATCGAAAAGTTTATCTTCTCTGAAGATGGCAACGATGTTATTGGTGTAAAGCAAAACCTTTCTACAATTTCCGATCAGTACAATCGTTATACCAATCGTACTTTAAAAGAAGTTGTTCTACCTCGTAGTAAGATTATGCTGTTCCGTGCTGGAAAACACAAGGGTGATCCTTTTGGTAAGTCCATGCTACGTGATGCATATTTGGCTTGGCGATTCCTTACTGTCATTGAAGAGATTGAAGCTAATGGTGTAGCAAAAGATTTAGCTGGTCTACCAGTTTTAAAGCTACCACCTCAGTATCTCTCACAAGATGCTTCACCAGAACAAAAAGCTATTCGTGCTTATTACGAAAACGTAATGCGTAACTTGCAGATGAATCAGCAATCCGCTTTGATTCTACCACAGGCATACGATCCTGATACTCGTAATCCTCTTTTTGAACTTGAGTTACTATCTCTCAATGGTAGTAAAGCAATGGATACAACGAAGATCAAAGAGTACTACAAAAACATGATCGTTACTGCATTGTTTGCTGACGTTCTTATCATGGGACAACAAGGTAGTGGTTCACTTGCCTTAGGTCAAATTAAGAACTCACTTTCCGCAAGTGCAGCAGAAGCAATGCTTGACAAAATTGTTAATGTAATCAATAACGATCTAATTAAGCAGACATATGAACTCAACGGTTGGGATACCGCTAGAATGGGTTCAATGGATTACGATAACCTAGAAAACGATGATCTAGAATCATTCTCTAAAGCTGTACAACGATTTGCAAGTACTTCAGTTATTGAAGTTGACCGTGCAGTTCTTAACCGTGTTCGTGAAAGTATTGGTGTCGATCCATTACCATTGGATCAGGAACCAAATAAAGAGTACATGCCAAAAGCAACATCACGATCTGGTGACGGTATGGCTGTTGGAACTACTGGTAACGGTACAGCAACCAGTGCAACCGGTGCAGACACATCTAGTAACAATTTAGAAAACGCAGGTTAATATTATGCCATATTCTATGTCAGGTGATATCCCTCAGTGGGCATCCAAGAAATCAAAAGCTGTTCAACGAGTAGCGATTGATGTGTTTAATCAGACTTTGAAAGATACAGGTTCTGAAGAGAAAGCAAGGATTGCTTCTCTAGCTGCTATGAAAAATGCTGAAGAAGCATACAAAAAGAAAGTAGCTAAATCTGTTGAAGAAATTCTGAAATCAAAATATACTAACTAAAGGAAATACTCATGTCTAACAAGAAATTCAGCGATACAAGCATTCCTCTTAACCTTAAAAATAAATCCGAAGAGATTAAGAAGATGTTTGTCAAAGTCGCAAATGAATCATACGATAAAGGCATGAGTATTACTCAATCTATTGCGAAGGCAAATCAGGTTGTGTTAGATTTCGAAAAAGAACAATTAAAGAAATCAGCAAAACCTGTAACTTCAGTAGAAGATAGATTGAAACAAACAATTAAGAAAAGGCTTGAGGAAAGTAATTCTTATAGTTTTATTGAAGATGATAATGATGAAATCGTAGAAGTAGAAAAAGCTACTTTAGACGAACAGTTGTCTGATGATATTGTTAGTGCAGATTTCGATGAATACGGTAGATTGATAATTACCCTCGAAAGTGGTAAACGAATTATCTCTAAGAAACCTAGATATAAAGAACAACAAGTCGAACAGAATATTGTAGTTACTAACGATTATCGACCTTTTCTTGAAATGCAAGAACCAACTGGTTTTAAAACTAGAACTACAAGCCAGTTGAATTTTAATGACGCAACTAGAACTTTTACGATTTCTGCTAAAGCACCTGCTACTGAATTCAACGTGTGGCTTCACGCAAGAGAATTTACGAGAGAGTCTGAATCTGTACAAATTCCTGACATTTCTGGTATCCATTTCTTTTATTTTGATTATCCAGATAATGAACTAAAAACTACAATGATTCCAACAAGTGATTTATTCTTAAATACTGCACTTGTAGCGTTGGTATATTGGAGAGCAGATCAACAGCGTTCTATTTATTTCGCAGATGAAAGACATGGTATCGTAATGGATGGTGCAACACACCAGCATTTACATTTGTCAATTGGAGCGCAATATAGAACTGGTCTGGGTCTTTATAATTTCCAAGCAGATCAAAATGGTAGTTTAGACTCTCATGCTCAATTTGCTTGTGAAAATGGTATCATTGCTGACGAAGATTTGACAATAAATATTGTAGATGGTTTACCACAGGAACTGGCTCCAATTGCGAACATTCCCGTGTTCTACAGAATTGGTTCAACCACTAGTCCTTGGTACAAGAAAAATGCTAATGGTTTTCCTTTGATTATGTCGGGACAAGTTACGCATTATGCTACAGGAAGTAGACCTTGTTATAATTACCTTGTTGGTAATGAATGGCAAGTTGCTGAAGTACCCAATAACCAGTTTTTATTAGTACATGTTTTAGCAACAAACGACACTAACCATCCAATTATTGCTATTTTGGGTAATACTTATAATACAAAAAGCGCAGCAAGGGATGCAATTCAGAATGAAATTGGTTCTCTAACAAATTTGCCTGTTTTGGAATTCGTAAAGTTGGGTTCCGTCATTTATGAATGCGCTGATTCATATGCGAATTCTGTAAAATCAAGAGTTACTACAATTGATGGCACTTTACCGTATTACGACTTCAGACAGACATTCTTCACATTTGTTAGATTTTAATTATTACTCTTGAAAATATTATATTTCTATGATATAATGAAACTTAGCAGCCCTCCGGTCATCGGAGGGTCTTTATTTGTTTATAATATCGTAATCCTAAAGTAAGGAACAAAAATGCAACCAGCGAGTTTAGATTTAACGATTTATAAAGGATCAACTTTTGTAAAAAGCATTCAGTGGAAAACTGGTGATCCTGCTGTTGCAGTTGATCTAACGGGTTGTACTGCAAGAATGCAGGTTAGAAAGAGTCCTTGTGATTCGGCTATTTTAGAATCATTGACTACTGAAAATGGTAAAATTGTAATCACTGAACCACTTAATGGTAAACTTGAAATTAGAATCTCTGCACAAACTTCCAGTGCTTATACATTTATTTCCGGTGTTTATGATTTAGAACTTGTATTTCCAAATAGTACAGTAGTCAGAATTATTGAAGGTGGATTTACTGCTGTACCGGAGGTAACTAAATGACAACAAACGTTATTGTAGAAAAAACACAAGAAACTGTTGTTATTGATAATGATGTAGTTACCATCATTACATCAGCAGAACAGGGTCCACCCGGAGTTACAAGAATCAGCCAAGCTGATGATGTAAACGTATCGAATTTAGAAAATGGTTCAGTTTTAGTATATTCTGGATCAAGTGAAAAGTGGGTAGCAACAAGGTTGCTTGAGAACCAGAGCGTTGAATCTGGGCATTATTAATTTAAGGAAAAATTATGGCTTCAATTGTAAGAATTAAACGCTCAGAGGTTTCTGGTAATCCAGCGATCCTAGCTCAAGGTGAATTAGCCTATTCTGCATTAACGGACAATGGTTCAAACGGTGGTGATCGTCTATACGTTGGTATGGGTACAGAAACCGCAGGTAACGCAGCCAACCACGTTGTAATCGGTGGTAAGTACTTTACCGACATGATGGACCACAACAAGGGTACTTTGACACCTAACAGTGCAATCCTTGTAGATGCCAATAGCAAGATCGATAATCTAAAAGTAGATAACATCGATATTGATGGTAATACAATCAGTTCAACCAATGCAAACGGTAATGTTGAACTAGCTCCAAACGGCTCAGGTTCAGTTGTACTAGACGGTCAAAATTGGCCTCAAACATCTGGTACAAACGGACAATACCTACAAACAAACGGTGCTGGTCAAACTTCTTGGTCTACACTACCTCCAAGTGATTTTACAATCGCTGGTGATACAGGTAGCGACCTGTTTAGTACAGGTGGTACACTAAATTTTGTTGGCGTTGATCCAATCGATACTGCTGTAACTGACGATACTGTAACCATTTCAATCAAAGATGCTTCTAGCACAGTAAAAGGTGCTGCATCATTCAACGTAACAGACTTTAGCGTAACTGCTGGCGCTGTGAGCATCAACCATGAAGCGATTCAAGATATCGTTGGTGGTATGGTTTCATCAAACGTTGAAAATGGTATTGCTGTAACATATGATGATGTAAATGGTAAACTCGACTTTGCTGTAAACAACCCAACAATCACAATCTCTGGTGATGTTGATGGTTCAGCAACAATGACCAATCTTGGTAACACAACAATTTCTGTTACTCTAGATACCGTAAACTCAAACGTAGGTACATTTGGTTCTGCTACCAGCATTCCAATCATTACAGCAAACGAAAAAGGTCTAGTTACCAGCGTTGGTACTGCTGCGATTTCTACATCTTTCACTCTTGCCGCTGATACAGGTACTCCTGACGTTTTCAACAACGGTGAAACACTCTCAATCGTAGGTGGTGAAGGTATTGATACCAGCGTAAGCGGTGCTACTAATACTATCACAATTTCTGGTGAAGATGCAACTGATACCAATAAAGGTATCGCCAAATTTAACGCTGCAAGCTTTACAGTAACCTCTGGTGATGTAACAATTAAAGCTGGTGGTGTAACCAACACTCAACTTGTAAACTCACAAGTAACTCTTGGTACTTCTACAGTATCACTTGGTAGTACAATCACAAGTCTAGCTGGTTTAACTGAAGTTCAAGTAGATAACATCAACGTAAATGGTAACTCCATTAGTGCCACAGATGTAAATGGCAATGTCAATCTGGTTCCAAATGGTACAGGTGTTGTAGACGTTACTGATTCACGTATTGTAGGTGTTGCCGACCCAATTAATGGCAATGATGCTGCTAATAAAGCTTATGTAGATAATGCTGTTACTGGTCTTTCATTCAAACAAGCGGTAAATCTATTCGCTAACACAAACGTAGCTCTAACCGGTTCTACAAGCACTCTAGTAATCGATGGTCACTCTGCTCTAGATCAGACAGATAATGGTTATCGCATTCTTCTAACTGGTCAAACTACTGATTCAGAAAACGGTATCTATGTTTACGCTGACAATGGTACAACATACTCTCTAACTCGTTCTGCTGATGCCGATGCTTACTCTGAACTAGATGGTGCATCAGTATTCGTTGTAGAAGGCGTAACATATGGTCAAACTGGTTGGGTTCAAACTAATCACTATCTAACAAGTTTTGCTGGTCAAACATGGGTTCAGTTCTCAGGTTCCGGTGCATACGTTGCTGGTGAAGGTCTAACACTCACAGGTACAACTTTTGATGTTGGTGCTGGTCTTGGTATCAGTGTAACAGCAAACGCTGTTAACCTAGCTAATTCCGTAGCTGGTGCTGGTCTAACATTTGATTCTGGTGTAATCAACGCTGTTGGTACAGCAAACAGAATCACTGTAAGTGCTGATTCAATTGACATTGCTTCAACATATGCTGGTCAAGCAAGTATTACAACTCTAGGTACTATCACAACCGGTACTTGGTCTGCTGATACAATCGCTACTACCAAAGGTGGTACAGGCTTGACAAGTTATGCTACTGGTGATATACTATATGCTTCTGGTACTAATACTTTAGCAAAACTAAGTGCTGGTACAAACGGTAAGGTTTTACAAATTAATGGTAGCGGTGTCCCTGTTTGGGGTGATATCGACGGTGGTACATACTAATTAAATAACGGGCGGTTTTTACCGCCCTTTCTTAACCTTTTTTAAGGATTGCGAATGGCAAATAAGATCGTCTTAAAAAAATCATCTGTAGCTGCTAAAGTTCCAGTTGCTGGAGATTTAGATTTTGGTGAATTAGCGATTAATTACACAGATGGTAAATTATATTTTAAGAAAGCAGATAATACAATTGATGCTTTTACAACAGCCGCTGCTTCTGCTCCGGTTACTTCTGTTGGTGGTAATATCGGTGATATTACAGATGCTCAACTTTTGGCATCTATCAAAAATGTAGATGGTACAGGTAGTGGTCTTGATGCTGATACACTAGATGGTAATCATGCTTCTGCTTTTTATCTTGCAAGCAATCCAAATGGTTATACAAGTAATACAGGTACAGTAACATCTGTTGGTGCTACTGCTCCTTTGGTATCTTCTGGTGGTACTGCTCCTTCTATTTCTATTCCTGCTGCTAATTCAACAACCAATGGTTATATGTCAAGTGCTTATGCAAGTAAACTTGATGGTATTGCTGCTGGTGCTACTGCAAATACAGGTACGGTTACTTCTGTTTCGGGTACTGGTGGTTATGGGGGTTTGACTTTAAGTGGTACTATAACTTCCTCTGGTAGCTTGACTTTAGGTGGTACACCAACGGGTACATGGCCTATTAGTATAACCGGCAGTGCTGCTACAGTTGGTACTATAGGAACAACGCAGGTAACTACATTATACAGTCCAAATGGAGCTACTGTTGTCAATCCCGATACTGCTTCTGCAATGCCAGCACAAGGACAATCATTTATTCATACTCTAGGTACTGGACCTAGTGCGAATGATGGTCATATTCTAGGTATGTCATGGGCAAATACAACTAGTGTTTATGGTGCTCAGATTTGGCTTGATACTGATCCAACTAACAGAATGGCAATTCGTTCACGCAGTAGTGCCGGTGTATGGAATGGATGGAGTGAAGTTTTAACTTCTAATAATTATACATCATACTCACCATCACTAACTGGTTCCGGTGCATCTGGTACTTGGGGCATTAATATCACTGGTAATGCAGCGACTGCTAGTAATTCATCTCAATTGAACGGACTATCATCTATCCAATTATTTAATAATATGGGTGGTGTCCACGGAACTCAAACAGATTTCAATGCGATTTCTGATTTCGGTGTTAGATATGTTCAAGGAACAACAAATGGTCCGGGTACAGGTTCGCAATATTATGGTTTTACTCTTGGATTAGGTAATGATTACGCATACTCATCATATGCATCACAACTTTACTGGCCTCGCACACCTTTGTCTGGTTCACCTTATTTAAGTGTAAGATTTAGAGAAGGTGGTAGTTGGGGTAGTTGGTCTAAAATTTATGCAGGATATGCTGACTCTGCTGGTTCCGTAGCTTGGACAAACGTTTCTGGTAGACCAACTGCTGTATCAAGTTTTACTAATGATAGTGGTTATTTAACTAGTTCAACAGGTGTAACTACAACCAACAACACCAGTTTAAACAGTGATACCCGAAATACTCGTGGTGTAACTCGCCTATATCGTCGTGATGATAATAGTGATTATTCTGTTCAAACTTATTGGACAGGTTCTCATTGGATGTTATATGGTTATGTTGGTGATAGTAATCACGCTGGTTGTCGTGTTGCGTATGCAGATTCCGCTGGTAATGGTGGTGTAACCTCTGTTAATGGAGCCACTGGTGCAGTTACTATTAGTGCATTGACAGATGGTGGTGCGTCTTTTAGTGGATCAAGTGGCTATCAAAAACTATCAAATGGTTGGATTATTCAATGGGGATTATATGATAGAGGTGGTTGGACCGGTAACATGTATGAAAACGGTGAAAACATTTCTTTCCCTATAACATTCCCAAATGCATGTAGATCAATTACAACGTCACCGTATACCGGTGGAAATAACAACACAACATGGAGTTCTGAACCAAAAGTATATAGTTATACTAATAGTTCTTGGAAAAGAACAGGTGATGGTCACAGGTGGATTTTTTGGATAGCGATTGGACATTAATATGAAATATGCACATTATAACGAAGATACTTTTGAATTGATTGGTTGGTACACAAAAGATATACACGATCTGATTCCTGAACCAAACATGGAGGTTTCGGAAGAAGTTTGGCAGGAATCTTTAAAATACAATTATAACTGTGTTGACATTATTAATTCTTGTTTGATTAAAAAAGATTTTTCTACATTAGAAGAACGCATGTCTACTGTAAGAAATTCAAGAAATTTTAAATTATCTGAACTAGATTTAATAATTGGAAATCCTTTTAGATTTCAAGAATTATCTGATGATACGAAAAATAAGTTAAAAGAATATAGACAAAACTTATTAGATGTTCCACAACAAAGTGGATTTCCAGATAATGTTATTTGGCCTATAATGCCAAAAATTTGATAATATGAATATTACACTTGATTTTCTTATAATTTTATGTTATAATTACATTTATACGTTTATTATGAGGTGAGTATGGAACAAGTAAATAAAGCTAAAAGTTTCACTCCCACGCAAGCTATGCGAAATAACGCAAAAAGAGGACTTGCATTAAGAGAAAAGTGGAATAGAGGCGGTTTAAGTGCTTCTCAAGCTAAATCAGAAGGTGTAGGTTCCGGTGTTGCAAGAGCTAGAGATATCGCAAATGGTAATCTTACGCTCGACACTGTAAAGAGAATGCATGCGTTTTTCAGTAGGCACGAAAAGAACTTTAATCCTTCAAAGAAGGAATCTGATGGTGGTCCAACCGCAGGTACTATTGCTTGGTATCTTTGGGGTGGTTCAGCAGGTAAAGCTTGGGCTAGAAGTATTCTTAGACAAGAGAAATTATTAAAAGCTGTTGATGCTGAATTAAATCTAAATATTGAAGATTTAAAAGATAAGCTATCTGTTAGTAAAGCAGTTAACGAAGAATTAAAACAGGCTACATTCGTAGTAATGGTCCCAGACGAGATTGATGCTCATGGTGATATTACTACAGAAGAAGAGATTCGTAAAGCTTGTTATAACTTCAACAAGCACTCAATGAAGGCTAATCTCTTTCATTTAGTAGAAACAAAAACATTTGAATTTTGCGAAAGCTATTGTTGTCCTACAGACTTCATCCTTGGTGATAAGTTAGTTAAAAAGGGAACTTGGTTAGCAACCATTCAAGCACTAGATGATGGTCTATGGGCATTGATTAAATCTGGTGATATTAACGGTCTTAGTATTGGTGCTTTAGCATCAGTAGAAAACATTGAAGAGGATGAATAATGGCACGTAGAGCTAAAAGAAAACTCTCCGATATTAGCTTCCAGCACGAAGGTGCTCATGTTGCTCTAGTATCCAAAGAGCAAGGTGGTCCAGCTAATCTACACGATTATGCACTAGTTTTAAAAGCTAATAAGTTCAGTGAAGAGTTTGTAGAGAAAATGCAACAAGTTCGTGTAACAATGGAACTACCTGATTTTCTACAAAAGTTTTTCGGTATGTGGAGCGAAGATGCTAAAGTTCTTGCGACCATGATGGGTTATGTAGAACCTGCCGAAACACAAGAGATGGAAAATGAAGAAGCTCAAGCTGAAGTTGAAGACTGGATTAAGTCTCGCATGGAAGCATTTGAAATTCTAAAAGCTGCACATGATTCAGATAATCTAGCTGCTGTTTTATCCGAACTCAGTGAAGAACAATATTTAGCTATGCTAAAAGACCAAGAGCTAATCGAAAAAGCTTTTGAAAATGAATCTAAGCTATCTGCAAGTGCAGAGGCTGATGATACCTCACCCGCTAGCGAGGTTAAAGAAGAAGAGGTGTCTGCCTCTATTAACAAAGAAAACTTGGAGAAATCTACGATGGATGAAAACCAAAAAGAAATGGTAGAGAAAGCCACTCTAGACCTTCTACAGAAGTCATTTGACGAACAGAAGGTAGCTCTAGAAAAAGCTCTCGAAACTCTAGCTGTATATGAAGCTGAAAAGAAAGCTGCAATTGAGAAGGCCCGTAAGGATCAACTAGTTGCTGCCGTAAAAGACGAAGCTAAAGCTGAAACCCTATTTAAAGCAGTTAAGGATGTTGCCGACGAGGAATTCCAAGCTGTTGTTAAAACTCTAACAGAAATGCAAGAATCTGTAGAGAAGTCTGCTCTATTCCAAGAGCAAGGTAGCTCTGCTCAAGAAGAGACAGAAGTTATTCAAGAATCTGCTGTGGCGAAATTGCTAAAAGCCAAGCAAGCTAAAAAGTAATTTTAAATTTTATATTGGAGAATTAATATGGCTAACCCATTTGCCACAGAAGCTAAACGTCTATCTAACGTTGTAAAGCAAGAACTATGGCCCGAAACTGGTTACACTCGTGCAGTTGTAACCGTAAATGATGCTGCTGCTACACTAGTACCCGGCACTGTTCTAGGTAAAGTAACTGCTACTGGTAAGTACAAAGTTGCTGTTCAAACTGCTGTTGACGGTTCTGAAGTTGCTGACGCTATCGTTATGCAAGAAATTGCTGTTCCTGCTACTACCGACACAAAGGTATTAGTTCTAATCAAGGGTCCAGCTATCGTTTCTAAGGCTGGTCTAGTACTAGACGCTTCTTACAATACTGCTGGTGAACTAGCTGCTGTTTACGCTGCTCTAGAAGCTAAAGGTATTGCTTGCAACGATGCTGTCTAATCCGACACATTGATTGTAACTATTGAATAACTATTTAAGGAATATATAACATGGCACAAGTACGTAGCTTTGAAAAACCATTTGAGCTAGTTGACTACACAGAAGAACTACTTCTAGTTCCCAATAAGTGGGGTCTAATTAACGAACTCGGCATCTTCCGTAACGAAGGTGTAGCTCAACACTCTATCACTGTTGAATCCAGCCAAGGTACTCTAGGTCTAGTAACCGACAAAGTACGTGGTGAGCGCAACAACGTAAACAAGGACGACACACGTAACCTACGTTCATTCGCTATCCCTCACTTCCCACTTGATGACGGTATCAAGCCTGAAGATGTACAGGGCAAGCGTGCTTACGGTTCTGCCGATGCTGCTGAAACCGAAGCTGCTGTAGTTGCACGTAAACTAGAACGTATTCGTATGAGCCACGCTGCTACTCTAGAAGCTGCTCGTGCTTACGCTCTAACCACTGGTGCTATCTACGCTCCTAACGGTACTGTTGCTGGTAACTTCTACACTGATTTCGGCGTAACCCGCAAAGAAATCGACTTCGCTCTAGGTACTACAACTACTGATGTTCTAGCCAAGTCTGAAGAAGCTATTGCTCACATTCAGGACAACATCCTATCTGGTGAAACCGTTTCTAACGTAACCGTTCTCTGTTCACCTGCCTTCTTCGGTAAACTAATCACCCAAGCTGGTGTTAAGGAAGCTTACAAGTACTACAGTTCTACTCAAGAACCCCTACGTCAGCGTCTAGGCTCTGGTCTATATCGTCGCTTCGTACACGGTGGTGTGGAATATCTAGAATATCGTGGTAGCTACAACGGTCAGGCTCTAATCCCTGCTGGTGATGCTTACGCAATGCCACTAGGTACTAGCGACATGTTCATTACTTATTTCTCTCCAGCAAATAAGTTTTCTCATGTCAACACCATTGGTGAAGAAGCATACGCATTTACCTACAGAGATCCCAAAGATAGCGAAATTCAGATTCAAACTGAGTCTAACTTCCTAAACTTGGTTCGTCGCCCACAAGCTCTAGTTCGTTTGTTTACAAGCAACTAATCAGCTTTAAGATTGGCTCCTTCGGGAGCCATCTAACATAAAGATTGCATTCTAACATTACTTATGTTACAATTCAGTTTTTATGTTAGATAAACTTGCAGTCACATTGCAGTGTGATACTTATGTTCCGAAAAGAGTCTGCAAGCTCTGTTGTGCCGATCCACGACTAGGAACTCCTTATTCAAATCTGACGGAGATCAAAATGAAGAAATGTCGTGAATGTCTTATTGACAAAGAAGAATCTTGTTTCAGTAAAATGAAAGATTCATTAGATGGTTTACAAAGGCGTTGTAAAGATTGCAATCGTAAATATCGTGAATTAAATAAAAATAAAGTCTCTGAAGCAAAGAAAAAGTGCTATTTAAAAGATAAAGAAAAATATAAAAATAGAATTCAAGCTGCTTATTTCGAAAATAGAGAAGATAGATTACTTTATGCAAAAAATTATAGAGAATCCAATTGTTTAGAAGTATCTGCTACTAAAAGAAAATGCTATGATTCTAACCCACCACTATACACATTTCTAAGAGCAAAATACAGAGCCTCTAAACTAAAAGCTACTCCACCTTGGTTAACAAAGCAAGACTTCGAACAAATAAAAGAATTATACGAAGTTGCTAAAGCTTTTAAGTTGTACACAGGTGAAGAATATCACGTAGATCATGTTATTCCATTACAGGGTGAAAATGTTTGCGGTTTGCACGTACCTTGGAATTTACAGGTAATTTCCGCAAAAGAAAATCTCAGTAAACATAACAAGTTGATACAGGAATTATAATGGCAACGATCCAAGACATAAGATATGAACTAGGTGATACTTCACCAGAATTCCCGATGATGACTGATGCTGAGATTAGATACTTTCTATATAAAAACGATTGTAATCTACAACGCACTGCAATGGACGTAGCAAAATCTTTGTTACTAAAATTGAGCATGCGTAGTGATGAAACAGTTGACTTGTTCAGTGTCAAAGGTTCACAGGCTGCTAAAAATTACATGCAAGCTCTAAAGATGTATATTAGCAATCCTGACCTTAACAGAATTTATGACAGTGTTATGCCCTATGCTGGTGGTATTAGTAAATCTGACATGGAAGCAAATGATTCTGTAACAGATAACAATATTATTGTGCCTCCAACAAAATCACCAAGCTTACCTGTCAATGGTTACTTTGAGATTTGAGGTGCTAGATGAATCAGTTTTTGCAATCTACTGTAAAATTAATTAATCTACACGGTCAACAAATGACTTATGTTGCTGTCACAGAGGGTGCTTATAATATTGAAACTGGTTCTAGTACAAATACAGATACTAACTATGCTGTAAAAATGTATAAGAAGCACATTAGAGCAAATCAGTATAATTATCCAAACTTAATTGGTCAAGATGCTGCTCTATTTTATTTAGCTAATAATAAACTACAGTTTGTACCAAATGTAAGAGATAAAATTGTAGTTGATTCTAAAAGTTATGTAATTGACAACATTACTGAACACAGAGCAAATGGTGTAATTGTACTTTACAGAATATTGGCTGTTAAGGGTTAATCATGATTAGCTGTGATACTTCAAAATTAGAAGCTGAATTAAAGAAGTTTCACGAAGAAGCTACCCGTAAACTAGAAGGAATGGTAGAGAAATTTTCTTATTGGGTAACTTGGGAAGCTATTGAAAATACACCATTCGGTGACGATGTAGAATACGCTGCACTATACAATAATCCAGCTAGATTAACAGTAGCCAAAAATGCTAGAGCCGGTAATGCAAAAGGTGGTTGGGTTATAGAAATGAATAAACCCTATTCATCTTGGTGGTTCATGCAAGCAGATAATGAAAATGCTGAAAACGTAAAATGGGCTGCGGATCATCGATCTTCTAATTATAAAATTGGTGATACAGTTTATATTACAAACAATGTACCTTATGTTAGTGCAGACGGTTGGCCCTACGATACATATAAAAATGGCGCACCAGTAAGATCGCTAGAATCAGGCGCATCTGCACAAGCTCCGTTTGGTATAATGGAACCAACTTTACATGCTGTGCTTGGTATATACCAATCCGATCTTAAAAAATATTATGAGGAAAGTTGATGGCAATCGTAGATATTAAACGTGCTGCTGAAAGGCACTTAAATGGATTGACACCAACTGTACAAACTGGTTGGGAAAACGTAAGTTTCGATCCACCTAAAGATCAATTATATCAACGTGTACAATTTCTTGTGCAACCTCCAGAAGACCCTGTATTGGGTACTGGCTTTCACAGAGAAAGAGTTACAATGCAAGTTTTTGTAGTTGGTATGATTAACAAAGGGACTTCAGAAGTCCTTTCTCGTGCTGAGTTAATCAGAGACAGATTTAAAAAAGGTTTAGTTCTTGTAGAAGACAATGTACGAATTCACGTATTAAGAACACCTCAGATTTCTGGAACAGCAATTGCATCTGACAGAATTATCTGTCCTGTAATTATCGAACTAGTCGCAGAAGTGTATTCCGACTAAAGGTTTTCTGATACCTTAAATCAGTACATTTGCAAATGTCAAATCTAATTTGGAGAAAACAATATGCCTATTTCAAAAGGTACAGCCAAGCAAGTTGGCTATAAGAAAGAAACAACTTGGGGTACACTAGCCGGTAATACTTCTGGTAAGCTACTACGTCGAGTAACAGCTAGTTTTAACCTAGTAAAAGATGCTTATGAATCTGGTGAGATTCGCACAGACCGTCAAATTGCTGATTATCGTCACGGTGTGCGCTCTGCTGAAGGTAGTCTAAATGGTGAATTATCACCTGCCACTTATGCTGATTTCATGGGTTCAATTGTTGGTAAAGACTTCGTTGCTGGTCCATCAGCCACTGGTCTTTCAGTAACAATCGCTCAATCTGGTTCACTTTATACCGTAACTCGTGCCACTGGTTCATGGTTGGCAGAAGGTTTCCAAGTCGGTATGATTGTACGTTTGTCTGGTACTGGTCTAGATGCTGCAAACGCCAGTAAAAACCTTCTGATTGCTTCTATGACCGCTACAGTACTAACAGTAGCTGTTGTAAATGGTTCAACACTAACCGCTGAAGGTCCAATCGCTTCTGTATCTGCGAATGGAACAGGTAAAGTAACTTATGTACCTGCTTCTGGTCATACTGACGATTCATATACTGTTGAAGAATGGTATGCTGACATTGCACAGTCTGAAGTATATACAGGCATGAAGCTAAACAGCATGGCAGTTCAACTTCCTGCTACTGGTCTAACAACTGTAGACTTTGGTTTTGCCGGTAAAGACCTAACACAAAAAGGTACGACTCAGTATTTCACTTCACCAACTGCTCAGAACTCAAACGGTATTTTTGCTGCTGTTAACGGTGTAATGCTTGTTGCTGGTCAACCTGTTGCTCTAGTAACCTCTGCTGACTTTACAGTAGAACGTGCTACAGAAAATGCAACTGCTGTAGGTTCTAACTCTATTGCTGAAATTTTCACTGGTCGTATTCGTGTAACAGGTAACCTAAGTGTTTACTTCCAAGATGCTACTTTCCGTGGCTACTTTGATGCTGAAACACCCGTTACTCTAGTTCTAGCTCTAACTACAGATAGTACTGCTAACTCACAATTCGTAACCTTTACACTACCAAAAGTAAAACTAGGTAGTTTTACAAAGGATGATGGTGAACTAGGTATCGTTGCATCTACAAGCTTCCAAGCTCTACTAAATGATGTAACTACTGCTGGTCTACCAGCTACTACAATCCAGATTCAAGACTCTGCTGCTTGATAACTGACGTAAACCCGAGGGAGAAATCCTTCGGGTTTTTCTTTGTTTACAACTCTTGATTTTATTTGTTATTTGTGCTATAATGGTTACTTCATTAACAATGAAAGGAAATTATGTCACTAGATTTAGCAAAAACAAACCTAGCCGATGCTGCTGATGCTGGCTACGAATTCGAAGTAAAACTCCCCGGTACTGGCGATCCAACAGGTGCTTTTATCACCGTGCGTGGTGAAATGTCAAAGACTGTCAAAGCTTATGCTCGTCAGAAGTTTCGTGAGTTTCAACTAAAAGAACAACAGGCAAAACGCCGTGGTAAGCAATCCGAAGAAATGACACTTGAAGAAGCTGAAGAACTTGCAGTAGAATCCGCAGTAGTTCGTGTCATTGGTTGGAAAGGTATTACCGAAAATGGTAAAGAAGTACCATTCACCAAAGAAAACGCAGAAAGAATCTTTACAGAACACTCATGGATTCGTGAGCAAGTTATGGAGGAATCAAATCAACTGCTAAACTTTCGACCCGAGTGATGTAGAACAAACACTGGAATATGCCGAACAAGAATTTAAGTTATCTGTAACATTTAAAGATGGTAATACTTTACGTGATCAACTTAATAATGTTTGGCGACAAACTGGTGTAAAACCAAAAGAACTAAACGAGATGGTTGAATTACCATCAAGTTGTGAACATGTTTGGAAATGGTTTATTGATTTGCATAGCTCAAGATCAAGTAGTGGTTTTGGTATTAATCCTTTGTCTTATTCAGATATGTATTCGTACTTTAATTTAATTAACATGCAACCAGAAGAGTGGGAACTTGATTTGATTAAATTAATAGATAGAAAAGTTTTGAATATACACGCTAAAGAAGCTGAAAAGAATTTAAATAAAAAATAAACCAGCCCCTTAATTGGGGCTTTTATCTTTGTGAATTATCTTTAGTTTATAAAGATAAAATCTTCCATACACACAGGAGACAATTATGGAATTAACGCAATTAAAGTTTGTCGTTGATACTTCAGATTTAAAGAATGCTTCCGCTGCAATTAAAGCATTGGCAGAAGACGTTAATAGACTGAACAAACCAATGCAAGAAGCTGCAAAGGCTTCTAGCAATCTAAATAAAGAACAGACCAAGAGTTCTAGCACTGCTAAAGAAGTCGAAGCAACAACAAAGAAACAAGTTAGCGTTTTAGAACGTCAACAAATGATTCTTGAGTTCATGACTCAAGGTTTCTCCAAAGGTCAATCTTCACAGTTAGCATATGCCAAAGCCGCTGGTGCAGTTACTACGGAGATCGAACAGTTGGGTAAAGTGCTTCAGACACAACGCACTTTGATGGGTACTGATCCATTCGATAAGAGTCTTGGTGCTATGCAAGCTCTTAAAAACGAATATACAGTAATTAAAGAAGTTCAAAGATTATACAATGCTGAGTTAGGTTTGAGCAAATCTCAAATGGAAGACTTGGCTCGTGAAAAACTTCGTTTAATCGAAAAGTTCAAGCTTGAAGGTGCATCATTAAATGATGTAAAGCAAGGTCTTAGAGATTTAAAGACAGCGTATGTTCAAAACGCAAATGCTGAAAATTCGATTACTCAGTCGATCCGTTCAAGACAAAAGGCTATTCAAGATACTGCAAAAGCACAAGACTATGTATCTCGTGAATTTGAACGAGTAAATAGATTAACTGCCGACAATGGTAATATTACTAGTGCTACAAATAACAAGCTTATCGCAATGGAAAAAGCTTTGCGTATGAGTGGTATGTCTGCTGCTGAACAGACAAGTAAGCTTGAAGCATACAGAAAGAGTCTAGAGTCAATTCAAAAAGCTTCTGGTCAAAGACAAGTTGATTACTTATCTCGTGCCCTCGGTCCACAGATTACCGATATTTTCGTCGGTCTTGCAACAGGTCAATCTCCAATGATGGTCTTGTTACAGCAAGGTGGTCAATTACGTGACCAATTTGCTCTAGCAGGTGTTGCTGGCGCTCAAATGGGTGATATGCTTGTTAAAGCAAGTAAGGCAATGGTTACCAGTGTAAAAGATATTGCTTTCGCTGTCGGTGATCTATTACTAAAAGCAATACTAGGTGTTGGATCAGCTATTGTCGGCTCTTTAATATCGCCGTTCAAAGTGCTATATACAACAATGGTTGGTATGGCAACTGGTACAATGACGGCAACTGCTGCTCTTGAGGCACTGAAGATTGCCACTTTAAATCTTGCTAAAACAGGTATTGGTGCAGTTCTAATTGGTCTTGGTGCGTTACTATATGAATACATTCAAGTAACTAAAGCAAACACTGATTTATCACAAGCTATTGCACTAACAGGTGCTAGTTTGGGGATGTCTCGCAATGAAGCTATTGCATTTGCAGAAACTCTAAGTCAAAAGACAGGAACAAGTACATTAAAGTATATTGGAATCTTAACTGAATTTGCTAAGGCAGGTGCTAATGTTGATGAAGGTATCATCAAGTTGGCTTCTGATATGGATAAATATCTTGGTCAGTCAATAGATCAAACAGCACAACAGTATGCAGAATTATCTAATGAACCAACAAAGGCTTTAGTTAAGATTGCTCAACAACAAGGTTTTGTAAATGAAGCAACTCTTCGTCAAGTTTATGAACTAGAAAGAGTCGGTAGAAAAACTGAAGCTGCTACAATAGCTCAAAAAGCTTATCAGGAGTCACAAAGAAATGCATTAGCAGATGCTAAAGCTAACTTAGACCCTTTACAAAAGTTGTGGATTGATGTAAAATCAGCAGTAAGTCAAGCAAGTGAAGCTGTCTATGATTTATTAAAGTCAGGTCCAGTAGTTGCAACTTTTAGAACTATTTGGGAAACAGTATCTGTTGTTGTATCAGAAGTTTGGTATGTTCTAAAGCAAACCGGTATTGAAATCGGTGGTATTGGCGCTCAAATTGCTGCTGTGATGCGAGGTGACTTTGCTGGTGCTAAGAGCATTGGTGAACAAATGAAGATTGATGCTGATGCTGCTAGAAAATCACAAGATGAACTAGTTAAATCAATTCTAGATAGAAACAAAGCTGAATCCGAAGGTTCGAAGATAACAGCAGAACAGAGAAAAGCCAATTCTGATGCTGGTAAATCTTTCACTGATAGAATGCAACTTCAGAAAGAATCTTTAGACTTCTTCAATCAAACAATGAAAGAAGCTGCGAAGATTGAAACTGAAGCTGCTTTTGCTGGTTATGAATTGAATGCTGCACAGCGAAAAATGATTGAGATTATTTCTGATGTTAAATTCCAGAAATTAACTCAGGATAAGCAATCAGAACTTTTAGCTAGATTAGCCAATGCTAGTGCTGCAATTGAAGAAATAAAAGCTTTAGAGGAATTGAGAAAGCAAAACATAAAAGTAACTGAAGAATATATTAAACAACAAGAAGCTAAAGATAAGCTCTGGTTTGATTCAATGGAAGCTTCAGATGCTGCTACAAAAGCTGTTAGATTGGAAAGTGAAGCATTAGATTTTCAAATGCAAGTCCTTTCAAAGACTGAACGTGAAAGAAGTAGAGCATTGAAAATTAGACAAATTCAGCTTGAGCTAGACAAAGAAAATCTTGAGCTAGATAAAAAGCTAGGTCTAAGTGCTGTACAACGTGAAGAACTAAAAGCTGAAGCTGCGGAACGTGCTGCTCAAAAGATCGCAAATGTAAATAAGAGCATTGTACTTGAAGACGAAATGAAACGAGTAACTGCTTATGGCGATGCCTTTAAAAATGTATTTAATGGTATGGCCGATGCAATCGTTGATTTTGCCAAAACAGGTAAATTGAACTTCGGTGATCTAATCAATACCATGATTACTGATTTGATTAGATTTGAAATGCGTATGCAGATGATGAAAATCTATGAAGGTTTTGGTGGTTCTGCTGGTATAATCAGTGGTCTTACAAAAGCTTTTGGATTTGCAGACGGTGGTGCTTTCTCAGGTGGTGTTCAGAAGTTTGCTAATGGTGGTGCTTTCACAAACAGCATTGTCAGTCAACCAACCATGTTTAAGTTCGCCAAAGGTACAGGTCTAATGGGTGAAGCTGGTCCAGAAGCGATCATGCCTCTTACAAGAGATTCTAGTGGTAAACTTGGTGTACAAGCATCTGGTTCTGGTTCAAATGTTTCTGTACAAGTTATAAACAATACAAACGCAACAGCAACAACAAATGAAACGGTTGATTCTAAGGGTAATAGAAAGGTTGAAGTAGTAATTGGTGAAATGACTGCTGGTGAAATTTCACGCAGTGGTAGTGCTTCACAAAAATCAATTCGATCAACATTTGGTATTACACCTCAACTAATTAGGAGATAATAATGGCTTATACTTATATCTGGCCTCCTACACTTCCGCAAATGCCTCTGAACAATTATTCAGAGACAACTGGTGTTTTAGTCATTAGGACACAACCAGATGTAGGTCCAGCTAAGATGCGTAGAAGAGGTCAACGACCAGACACACTTAGTGTACAATATAACATGTCAACAGCACAGGTTGAAACCCTTCGGGGTTTCATCCAAGATACCTTGCGTGGTACTACCAGATTCGGTTATACTCACCCAAGAACAGGTCAAGTTGTAGAAGTTCGTGTTGTACCACAAGGTGATGGTCAGATGTTTACGACTGCTTACATCTTACCTGATTATTGGCAAGTATCTTTACAACTGGAGGTATTACCTTGAGTAGATTAGCTTCAATGTCGCCGTCAGCATTAAAGGCAGTCTTTTCACCTGATGCAGATGATGATCTGATTATTCTTCTTACGATTTATGATCCGGTTAATGAAGCACAAGTGATTGCTAGGCTTGCTGATGGATATACCAAGCGAATATCTGAAACTGAATCAGATGTTATTTATGGTGTTACAAGTAACGGTTATGATTATACATTCCTTCCGATGGAAATATCTTTACCATCAGAAGATGAAGCACAAGCTCCAAAGTGCTCAATTACAATGTATGATGTAACTAGATATTTGACACCAATTATTCGTACAATTACATCGCCGCCAAAAGTAAAAATGGAGTTGGTTTTAAGTAAGACTCCAAATGTAGTGGAAGTTTCTTTTTCTGATTTTTTCATTAGTAATTTCAATTATAATGCAGACTCAGTTTCTGCTGAATTATCAATGATTGATTACGAAAGAGAACCATTTCCAATGCACTCTTTTACTCCGCAATATTTCCCCGGAATGTTCTAATAGGATTAATATGCAATTAGAAAAGTACATAGGCTTAAAATATAAAGAAAAAGGTAGAGACTTCGATGGAGTTGATTGTTGGGGATTGGTGCGCCTATTCTACAAAAATGAATTCAAGATCGATCTACCTAGCTTTAGCTCAGAATATACACAGACAGATGTTCAGCGTATCGAAGAGCTAATTGCACAATACAAAGAAGGTTGGGAATCTAGCGAACAACCTGAAGAGGGTTCTATTGTACTTTTCAGAGTTCTTGGTTCAGAATCCCACGTTGGTATTGTCGTAAACAAAGAACAATTCTTGCATGTTCGTGAAAACCAAGATAGTGCTATTGAGAATTTTGATTCTCCTTTTTGGAAAAAACGAATTGTTGGATATTTTAAATATTCAGAAAATAAAAGTGTAGTATTAAATGCTGTTCCACATCCATTGAGAACAGAACGTTATACTATGCCTATTCTTCCCGGTACAACACTTGATTTGTTAGCCAATGGATTAAACAAAGAATATGGTGTTGCTGAAGAATTAAAATCAAAAGTAAGTATTGTTTTAAATGGCAGAGTTATTGACGAAAAAGATTGGTCATCTACAGTTCTAAAAGAAGGTGACACAGTAGAATATCGTGCTGTACCAAAAGGTTCGGCGGGTAGGATGCTTGCTTTATTGGCTTTAACTTATGTGGCCCCATATTTGGCAGGTTACGCTGAATTTGCGTACATGGGTACGGCTGGTGCAACTATTGCTGGTTCAACTGCTGTTTATGCTACAGCGTATGCGGCAACAATCTTAGTCGGTACAGCATTAATCAATGCTATTGCACCGATTCGTCCACCAGTAGATGCTGCTGGTAAAGACCCCGGTTCTGCTGAACGTCAATTAATGGTCAACGGAGGTTCTAACCGTCAAAACCCATATGGTTCAATTCCTGTTGTACTTGGTAAAGTTCGTGTAACACCTTTGCTTGGTTCTACAAATTATTTGACATATGAAAATGAACGTGATAGCTATGTTTCAATGCTATTGGTTTGGGGTTATGGTCCACTCAGTATTGATGCATCTACATTAAAAATTGGTGATATTCCATTAACTAATTACACCGATTATAACATTATTACTCTTGATCGTAAGACAGAACCAACTATCACAGAGAAAAATGCATTCGATGCTATCTATGGTAAAGATATTACACAGGTTCAAGTATCAACAGAATTGACTTGTGATGGCAACCCTGAAATTATTACAAGAAATTATTCAGGTATTCAAACTGTTGAAGGTGATCAAGAATCAGGATATTCAACTGTTCTTAATGTTAATTTCACAAATACAGTTAGTGGTCAGAATATTGAAGCAACATTTGTTTCCAATACAACATCTTGGTCATTGTCCCATAATAATTTATCAAATGTAGTAATTACAAACATAAATTCTACAACTAAAAAAGTTACAGCAACAGTAAATGATAATTATAGTAATTTTGATAAAACATATTTAAAATATACTATTGATAGTGTTGCAACGGGTTCATATACTGCTACAGCATTCGGTGTTTCTCCCGGTCCTTGGTTACAAGCTGCTACAACTGAAAATGTAGACTCTTATACTGTGGCTTTGCACTTTCCACAAGGTTTACGTAGAATTAAAATAAAAGGTGATAATGCAGGTGATTCATTTGCTGCATCAGTTCAGTTTAGAATTGAATATTCTACAAATAATGGTGCTACTTGGAATTTACAAGAAACATTAACCATTGGTGGCGATACACCTAAAAAGGATGGTTTTACTACAACTAAAACATATTCTTTCCCTTCCAAACCTGCTCAAATGATTGTACGGGTTAGAAGAGAAACAGGTGACAATACTGAAGATAATCCTGACAATCGTTACTACTTTACCAGTGTATTACAAAACGTAACTTTTACTAGAAACGCAAATCCTGCTGTTGATCCATTAAATGCAAAAATTGCTAAAACAGCATTTAAGATCAAAGCCACGGATCAATTGAACGGTAGAGTAGATGGTATTAGTGCAGTAGTTCAAACTTGGTGTAAAATATGGAATGGTTCTGCATGGGTAGATGGTGCAACAAGTAACCCTGCTGCGCTGTTTAGATATGTTTTAGAACATCCAGCTAACCCAAGAAGAATAACCGATGCTTCTACACAGATCAATCTTACACAATTACAATATTTCTATAACTATTGTGCGTCAAAAGGATTCGAATACAACTCTGTAATGGGTGATAGTCGGAGTGTTCTTGATGTATTGCGTGACATTTGTGCTGCTGGTCGAGCAAGTCCTGCTATTGTAGATGGTAAGTGGACAGTTGTTATCGATGAAGTGAAGCCAAACGTAATCCAGCATTTCACACCACACAATAGTTGGGGTTTTGAAGGTAGCAAACCACTACCAAAGAAACCCGATGGTTTACGTGTAACTTACTTTGATCAGGATCAGGATTATCAGGAAAGTGAAATCATTGTATATGACATTGGTAAGAATGCATCAAATTCTACATTATTTGAAAGCATTACACTTCCGGGTGTAACTAAAAAATCATTAGTGATTGATCATGCACGTTGGCATATGGCTCAAATAAAACTTCGTCCTGAAGTCTACACAGTCAATGCTGATATTGAATATCTCGTTTGCAATCGTGGTGATCGTGTGAAAGTAACCCATGATGTACCGATGTGGGGTCTTGGTAGCGGTCGAATCAAAAATCGAATCAGTGCGACTAAGTTTGAATTGGACGAAGAAATGCCAATGCAAGCGGGTAAGCAATATACAATACGCATTCGAAGTGTAGATGGCAGTTCTGTCGTTAGAACAGTAGTCACTAAAACCACTGATGGTTATTATAGTGAGATTGATCTTACCACATCTACTACTTCAACAGAAGTTCAATCTGGTGATCTATTCTTGTTTGGTGAATTGGGTCAAGAATCACAAGATTTAATTGTATTGAGTGTAGAACCATCTAATAATAAATCTGCAAGATTAACTCTTGTTGATTATGGTGTTACTTCACAATATAATATCTTCAGTGATTATTTAAATTTGACTGCTTCCACTGTATTTGAATCTCAAATTACTAATACACCGATTTTACAGCAAGAAAATTTTGGTATTAAAACACCATTGATTACTGGTTTTGTAAGTGACGAATCTGTAATGGAAAGAATATCAAAAGGTATCTTCCGCTATAATATTAATATTGCATATGTTAATGCAAGTCAATTACCACAAATCACTGAAACAGTAGAAGTTCAATATGATCTTTTGTCTTCTACCAGTACTGTAAATGCAAAATCTGTTTTTGTACCTTATCAAAAAGGTTCTGTTCAAATTTCGGATGTAGCACAAGGCGAGACTTATAAAGTTAGAATGCGCTATATTGGTAGAAATGGTAAATTAGGTGATTGGTCATCTTATAGTAATCACACCGTGATTGGTAAGATTAACCCACCATCTTCTGTTACTCAGTTTACAGTATCTGCGGATAAATCAAGTGGTCAATTATTGTTAACATGGGCTGAAAATCCAGAATTAGATACTTATACTTATGAAGTCAGAACACAAGACGCTAATTGGGGTGCTAATGATATTTATCGAGTATTTCATGGTGATTCAAATCGTTGCTTCTCAAAATATTCTGGTTCTGGTGCTATAACTTTTTATATAAAAGCAATAGACAGTTCCGGTAACTATAGTGTAAATAGTACATTTGTAAATTTTACACCAAGCAATGTTCCGAACATAACAAGTATAAGATATTCTTATGCAGATACTTCCTTGACCAGTGCTACGGTTACTTTGGATTGGGATGAAGTGACAACTTCACAATTCCCAATAAGTTCTTATGAAGTTACATATAATGGTACGGTTCGAAGTGTAAAAGCCAATAATATTATTCTTCCAGCAGATTGGGTTGGTAATAGAGCTTTTACAATTAAGGCAGTTGATGTTCACGGAAATAAATCCAGTGGATATACTGAGTTAGTTAGTAAATCTGCTCCTAATCCTGTCTATGACGTAAGAGCGCAAGTTATTGACAACACTGTTATGTTGTACTGGTCTTTACCAGATAGAACATCTTTGCCGATTGACCACGTTATGCTAAAGAAAGGTTCGACCTTTGAAACAGCTACAGTTATTGGTGATAAGAAGGGTGCTTTCACAACAATTACAGAAAGTCAAGGCGGTAATTATACTTACTGGTTATCTGCTGTGGATACAGATGGTATTGAAAGTGATCCAGTATCTGTTACAACGGTTGTTTCTGAACCACCAGATTTTGTATTCAATGCTGAATTTTTAAGTTCTTTTACTGGAACAAAATCTTCTGCTGAATATGATGGTGTGAGTTTAGTATTACCAGTTAATACAACAGAAACATGGTCTGACCACTTTACATCAAGAAGCTGGACAACACCTCAAGATCAAATTGATGCAGGATACCCTATATTTATTCAACCGTCTACTTCTATTGGTTATTATGAAGAGACATTTGATTTTGGTCAATTGCTAGCTTCAAGTAGAGTTACATTAAACTTCCGTGGTACTGTAATTGCAGGTTCACCAAGTGTAAATACGAAAATTAGCTTGTCTGTTGACAATGTTACTTTTGTAGATTATAATGGTGTTACTGATGTTTATGGTTTGAATTTTAGATATGTTAAAATTAGAATTACTGTAACTGCTCCGGTAAACATTGGTTTGTATTCAATTCAAGATTTAACAGTTAGATTGGATGCTAAACTAAAAAATGATGCAGGTACAACTTTTGCTCTTGCTGCAAATGCAGGAACATATTCACAATCTGTAAACACAATCACTGTAACATCTTCAAGTCATGGATTGGTTGCTGGTTCAAAAGTATTTCTGACATTCACCAGTGGTGCTGCACAAAGTGGTTACTATACTGTTGTTACAGCAAACACAAATACATTTACTGTTACCTCTACAATTTCACAGACAACTTCTGGAAACGTTGTTTTGGATCAGGAAGGTACTATCGTGAACTTTAATAAAGAGTTCATTGATGTTCAGAGTATTACGCTTTCACCAGCGGGTACAACACCTTCTATTCCGGTATATGATTTTAAAGACAACTTGGCTTCTGCCACATACTCAATTACATCTAATGTTTGTACAGTCACCCTGAACAATCATGGATTAATAAGTGGTCAGAAAGTTAAGATGTTCTTTGCAAGTGGTACAGGTATTTCAGATACATATACTATTTCATCTTATACAACTAACACTTTCAGTTTTGATTTAACTGCTAGTAACGGTTCAGGTAGCTGTACAGTTTACCCGCAATCATTCAGAATATACTTGTTCAACAATTCTGGTTCAAGAGTTTCATCAAATGTTTCTTGGGCAATTAAAGGATATTAAAAATGGCAGATCATTTAAAACCGACATTAACTAGCAATTACTCTAGTTTTGTAACGGAATTAGATGGGCGTTTTGATGATTTGACAGTGGGGCTTGACCCCGCTGTCACTACGGCAACAAACGTACCAACTAATTCTATTCGATGGAGTAGTGCTGTAAATAAATGGCAAAAGTACAATGGTACTTCTTGGGCAGATTTGACTGCTCTATATAATATCAGTATTTCAGGTAATGCTGCTACTGTAACCAATGGTGTTTATACTACTGGTTCATATGCTAACCCATCATGGATTACGTCTTTAGCTGGTTCTAAGATTACTGGTGATATTGCTGGTAATGCAGGTAGTGCTACTAGACTTGCTACCGCTAGAAACATTAACGGTGTTGCTTTCGATGGTACAGCAGCGATTAGTGTTAATCTAAATAACTCTGTAACATTTAATAATACTGGTACAGGTTCTACATCCGGTTCAACATTTAACGGTGGAACAGGTTTGACTGTAAGTTATAACACAATTGGCGCACCGAGTACGACTGGAGCTAACGCAAGTGGTACTTGGGGTATCTCAATCTCAGGTAATGCTGCTACTGTAACCAATGGTGTTTATAATAACGGTGGAACATATGGAATTAACATTTCAGGTAATGCTGCTACTGTAACCAATGGTGTTTATAATAACGGAGCTACTTATAATATTAATATTAGCGGTAATTCAAACTATGCCACTTCATCAGGATATGCTACTTCAGCAGGTAATGGTGGTGTGACCAGTGTAAATTCTATAACAGGTTCTGTAGTTTTATCTAATCTGAGTGACTTTCAGAGAAGTTTAACAAACTACGGTTATCAAAAATTACCGGGTGGCATGATTATTCAATGGGGTGTATATGATCATGGTTATTACAGTGGGAACCAATATGAAAACGGTCCAACGATATCATTTCCTATAAGTTTTCCAAATCAAATTAGGGTGATTACTCTTTCAACAGAAGGTACTCAATATACAGACTGGTCTTCTGAAACGAAAATATATTCTAAAGATAATTCTGGTTTTAAAATAACGGGAGATGTGCGAAGATTTGTACATTGGATTGCAATTGGTAGTTAACTTATTTAAGCCTTGATTTTCATCAATAATTGTGATATAATTATACTTAACACGCCTGTCTTATTAGCATAAGACGGGCTTTTTATTTTGTCAATTTATTAATTTAGCGGGTTATATTATGTCAGTAGAATCTCATGGTGCGACAGCGTTTGATACAACAATGGCTGCTATTGGCAGTAAAGCAACATATACTGGTGCGACCACAAGTGTTTTAGGGTGGATCATGTCTTCAGAATTTGGTGTATTAATCGGTATTATACTTGGTGTCGGTGGTTTCTTAATTAATTGGTATTACAAGTACAAACAAGACAAGCGTGAGCAAGAACTGCACGATCAACGCATGAAAAATGAGGTTAAACCTTTCGGTTTAGAATAACATGATTAATCGTCAAGGTGTAGCTGCACTGGTATTGAGTGCGTCAGCTTTAATTGGAATTGCTGTTCACGAAGGTTATAGAGAAGAGGCGTATATTCCCGTACCCGGAGATGTGCCTACAATCGGTTTTGGCAGCACAACTAACCTTGATGGTAGTCCAGTACGTCTAGGTCAACGAACAACGTCTGTAGAGGCTTTAAAGCGGCTTGGTAAGGATGTTGAGAAGTTTGAAACAGCAGTCAAAACCTGCGCTCCTGTTCCGATGTATCAATATGAATTTGATGCTTACGTATCACTGACATACAACATTGGACCAAATGCATTCTGCAAAAGTACACTCGCTAAAAAATTAGTACAATATGATTATGAAGGAGCTTGCAAGGAAATTCTTCGTTGGGATAGATTTCAAGGTAAACCACTAAAAGGTTTAACAATTCGTAGACAAGAAGAATATAAAACTTGCATTGGAGAATGATGACTTGGCAAACTAAATTAATAGCAATATTGTTAGTAGTCGCTAGCTTATTTGCTTGGTATAAATATGAAGTTAATAAGGCAGTCAATAGAACCATTGCTGAACAAACTGCTATTTATAAAAAGCAAGTTGATGAACTAACGATTAAAAGCCTAAAGGTTGAATCTGAATTAAAAACTCAGGTTTCAACAATCAAAGGAGAGAAAGATGCTCAGATTAAAACTCTTGATACTAAGTATCGTATTGCTATTGACAGCTTGCGCCAGCGTCAAGAAAGAAGTTCCTCAAGCAATTCTACCGGAAATTCCTGTAATGCAGAAAGCACCAAAGGAGCTACTGGAGCAGAACTATATCGAGAAGATGCAGAGTTTCTTATCCGGTTCGCTAGAGACACAGAAGAACTTAAAACGCAATTAAATGCATGTTATGCTCAATATGATATTGTATATGAGCAATTAAATAATTACAAATCCAAATAAAAAGACCCCTGAGGGATTCCATTACGGTTTCCTTCAGGGGTTTTTCTTTTTGTTAAGCTACAAAATCTTTGAGTTGTTGTGCAGTCATTGCACCTGATTTGCGTTTAACAACTTGATTATCTTCGATTAGAAGCAATGTAGGTACACCAGTGATTGCGTACTCTTTTACTGCTTCCAAGTCTTCGTCTACGTCTACTGTCGATACTGGAATACCTAGATCGGTATTCGCTAAAACCATTGATAGACCTTTACATGGTTGACACCATGCAGCTTTAAACACTACTAGATTTTTCATATTTCTCCTTTATTGACAAGCTTCACATTCACCTTTAGCAGCTTGTACGCCAGCCTGAGTGTAGATATAGTATAACGCAAGAATATTCGGATCAGCAAATGCTTCCTGATGAACTTCAGCAATCCATGCAGGGTCTTCATCGGCAGCAAAGAATAAATTCAAAGACTGCCACTGATCAATATAACGACTACGAGCAGATGCTAAACGTAGAACAGCTTTTTGGTTGATTTCAAAGGCTGTCTTAAATACAGCTTTCTCTTCGTCGGTCAACCAATCCACATGCTGAACAGAACCTTGTTTATCTGTAATTTCTTGAATGTGTTTCTTGGTGTAGACACCTTTTTGTTTCATTAGCTCAAGTAGTACAGGATTCAAACGATCAACTTCACCAGCAGCGGTCATCTGAGTATAACTCATTGCAGGATCAGGATTGATACCCTCAGATACACCACCCATTAGAAGTGCAGTGGATTTTGTTGGTGCAATAGCAATCAAATGTGTATTGCGAACACCGTAACCTTTACACCATTCTGGTTCACCTAATAGTTCAGCCATTCTTACCGTAGCAAGATTTGCATGTTCCCAAATCTTAGCTTGAATTGTTTGGCTTAGACTATGCGCTTGGAATCCTTCAAATGGCAGCATCTTTTGCATGAACAAAGTATGAATACCACACAGTCCAAGACCTAACGCTCGACCTTTTTCAGTGAATCGTACAGCTTTCTCTAAGCCGGGAACATTTTTAGCACGTTCAACAAATTCACTTGCTACACAGTCTAGGAAGATCGTTGCCCAATATGCAGCATTCGTATCTTTCCATTCATCCCACTTAGCAGCATTCATAGAAGATAGAACACAAGTATATGTATGTTCGTCATCATTGAATAGCATAATCTCTGAACATAGCTGAGAGTTGTTAATAAACAAATCCTTATCACGGTACATAATCGGGCGTTTAGCGTTAGCTTTATCCACGAAGAAGAAGTACCCCTTACCAGTGACCATCTTGATCTTCATGGCCTTCTGGAAGCGTTCTAGAGCCTCTTGATCACCAGAGTTTAGACGGTCAATGAAAGTCTGCTTAATTGTCCATCCAATATTCAAATCATCGGGTTCAGCTAGGATGTGGTCAGCAACTTCGTTGAAATCACCGTGTTCAATATTTAGATAACATGCCCATGCACCACGACGAGCAGTGCCTTGTGCAATATTACGCATTGCATTTACGTGTTCTTTGATTACTGGTAGAACACCACTGGCCTTACCACCAATGCTAATCTTTGCACCACGAGGGCGAACATTACTTAGATCGGTAGCTGTACCAAAACCATACTTTGTTAGTAGTGCAACTTCACGTAGGTTACTGTAGAAACCATCTACAGAATCATCTGCGATAGTACCAGAGCAAGATACAGGCATACCACGGGAAGTACCCATGTTAGCAAGCACAGGAGTAGAAGGAGAGAGCCATCCTTTCCAAAGTAGGTTAAAGAACTCTTCTTCAGCTTCTGGTAGCATCGGCACATGCTTTGCAGCAGTTTTTGCAATACGCTCAAATTGACCACGAACTGAACGACCTTGTGTTTCATATTCGTACTTTTCTTTAAATAACTGATATCCAGCAGTGGTATACCATTCAGGAACTAGACCTTGATTTTGGAATTCTTTACGTTCTTCACTTAATTTTTTATAAATATTTTCAATCATCATTTTCCTTAAAATTGTTAAATACCCATTCTGCGAACAACATCAATTCTTCAACAGATGCGTTAGTTTTCATACTATTTGCAAGCTTTGATATGACCTGAATATTACCAACAACATATCCGAGTTCTGGAATTATTTTATCTAAGCTTGGTGAATTATTTAGAGCAATTCCATCGTTTACCTCTAACTTTATTTTTAAAATTGGACAGTATTCAGGAATATCAAAATCATCAACTGTAATAGAAAATGGTAAATCGTTTTTCTTGGCCCTGTGTTTTGCGGTAGCTAACATATTTGCTTTTGGGTTATTTTTTCTTTTTATTTTGTTAGTACTTATTACTCTGTCTCTATTTTTAAGATACCATTCATATTTGCTCTTGTTGTTTTGTTTGTGTTTTTGGTGACAAGTTTTACAAGCGGAATATGGTTTATTGGTATCTTTTCTTAAATAAAACTCAGATATTAATTTTAACTCTCCACATTTTGAGCAGTATTTTTCCATACAAAATCTGTTTCACTCCAATTTCTATGATACTGGTTACCCATACCACTGAAGAAGTCGTTAAAAGTATAGTCATTGATACCTTTATAGAACCATTCAGCAATGGGGTTGTACTTCACATCGTATTCTTTTGTAAACCCTAACTGTTTCAAGCATTCGTTAATGCGAGACTGTACAAAGTTTTCTAACTGATGTGCAGTGATACCTTCAATCTTACCCTTCTCAAATAACATCGCAATGATCTGACATTCGTGTTCATAAATCTTACGTGCTACTTGACGAATCTTTTCTTCAATATTCTTTTTATATAAATCAAAGTCAGTCGTTGTACCCTTCATCTTTTCGAGCGCATATCTAAATGCCCATGCACCAGCAACAGAGTGTAAGTTTTCATCACGAACACTGAAGTTGATACCACGTACAACATTCATTAGTTTGTTCTTACCTTGTGACTGATAGTGCTTCAAGAAAGCAAACGAACTGTATAGAATCGCACCTTCAACCATTGAGAATGCTGCTAATGAAACAAGGTCATCGGGATCATCAATAATTTCACCAATGTGTTTTACTCGCTCTTTTAGAACTTCACTGTCTAGATATGACATGTAGAACTCTGGTGTGTCAATATGCAACAACTGGTTGATCTTGTTATAGAACGGAGCATGTACAGCAAGTTCAAACATGGCGAATACACTAGCCATGCGATGGAATTCTGCACCATCGAACATTTGCTTAAACCGACCACCCCAATATTCATCACCCGCATGAGTTTCATAGATGCTGAAAAGCTTTAGAGTTGTAATAACTGCATGCTTCTCAGCTTCCGTAAAATTCACTAGTACATCTTGCACATCTTTCTCTACCTTAATTTCATCAGGTAACCAGAAAATCTTCAGTTGTTTATCTGCAAACTCAACTGGTTCATTCGTTTCATTAATTGGTAGTAGATGTTTTTGTAGCATTAAATTTCCTCTTTTACTTCTGTATATTTATCTCTTGCTTCCAATAACGCTTGGGCATCTTCTGTTAGATACTTACTACGATATAGGTCTTCAAGAATTTTACTACCGCTTGCTTTATCAATTGCTTCTTTGCTGGCATAACCGGTGCTGATCCAATCCGAATCAATACGCTCTTCACCAACCCATCGACTACATACTACGACTTCATTGAATCTATTACGATGCTGTAAACCATCTTGTCTCTGATATGGTTTATGCGTGTCCATACCTAGACTAAATAGAAACTTCTTAAAGTTTTCATCGTCACTTTCAAATTCAGCAGAGTAATTTGGCATTACTTTTACAATTTCTGATTCTGAAATAATACACAAGGCAACAATTGCACTTGGACGAATATATTTTTTAGGTTTTAGGGCCATTACTACAATCCTTAAAAAGAAGCGGAACTTACGAGTATATCACAACATTCATGATATTTCAAGGTTGATTAAAGCATTTCAATATGCTTATTTTCACCGTTGAATAAAGTTCCACTGTATTTGAAATCTAGAATAAATTTGATAACGGCAACTGCCATGCTACCGAAAATAACCACCATGATTGCCATTAAAACTAATGGTAACAAAATTGTTTGCATCATTTTTCCTTCAAATCGGGATTGAGCATAAATTCTAGCAGAAACATTGCATTAACGGCTACAGCAGCTAAATGCGGCATGTCTGGTACGGAGCTATCAGGATCATAGATTTCACCCTTTCTATGGGCTTCTAAGTGCCTATAAAGGGCATCTAGATAACGCTGTTCTGCATTCGGTACTTTCTTCCAGTTGTCTCGTTCTTTGTACTTCTTTAGACCGATTGTAAGGTTACGAGCAACTTCAGCAAGAGCATGTGGAGGAATCAGTGTGTACTGAAGCTTATCCTGATCATACTTTGTACCGGGAATTTGTTGATCCAAATTTATACCGTTTAGTATCTTTAGATTGAAATCTTGGATTTCTTGCGTGATTGATTTGTGTAGCATTTCGATTGGTTTCCAAATTTTGTTATTGCTAATACAATAAGAATTTGTTACATCACAAGCTTCGTGGCATTTTGAATAGTCACCATTGCTTAAAGTTAAATTAAACATGCAGCCATCACAACCTTCATATTCATCTACAGGATAATATTGTTTACCCTGAACAGTAAGATTAGTTATTACTTTTGTTTCTGTCATTTAATTTCATCCAAATTAATTAATACAAGATTATAACCAAAAGGTTTCCAATCTGGAAAAACTGTTTGCAGATTCTCTGGAATACAATCTTTCAGATCGTTGCTGACAAAATCACTTGGCTTACGAACTTTATCATTTGCATCTTTGATGACGTAAACATCATATTTGGATTTGAACTCTGCTACTACATCAATTCCTTGACGTTCGTACATTTCAACAGTTTCAATCGCTACAGCTTCTGTAGTTGGAAACTTACTTAGATTGTTTACTGCTGTTTTATACAGTGCTTTGTTAACGTTCATTCCTAGATTCTCTAGTTTCTGTAATAGACCAATTGCAGTAACCATTACATCTACTGTACCATCCAGAACTTCTTCAGGGTTGTTTGTTGCTAGACCATCACAGGTTTCCTTTAGTTCTTCAACAATCAATTTAAACTGTTCTGTTAGGTCTTTATGAGATACAAGAGTATCTTTACCTGCTAGTTTATTAAACAAATAGCAGTCAGATTGAAAATCTTGCATGTCGTATTCTAGTTCCATTATTGTCCTTTCTTTGCAGATTTAATTAGATCAAAAGCATATTCTGCATCATCCATTGCTTCACGGATGTAAGCAAACAGAAAAGCGGCAATGATACAACTAGGATTGTATACAGAACAACTTTCAGATTATGATCAACGAACCATTGTACCCAAGGTCTTACCATCATTTTCTCCTTTACTTAACAAAAAATCCCTACGACTGAGCGTAGGGAGAATTATATCAGATTTTATTGTATGTTTGCAATACCCATTCAGCAAATTTTAATAAATCTTCTGGCGTAGCATTACTTTTCATTGCATTTGCAAGTTGACTAATAATTTGAATATTGTCTTTAGTGTAACCTTTGTTTGGATCAATCCTATCGACGGAAGGGGAATTTTTTGTCACAGCACCATTTCCTTTTATTAAGGGAATACCTAGTATTGGACAAAAATCGGGGATAATAATATCTTCTTCTGTAAGATCGAATTCCAAAGAGTTTTTATTTGCCCTCTTTTTACAACGAGCTACAATATAATGTTCATATTCTTTTTCGCATCTATCTCTGTAATATTTTGAACGATATTGCTTTTTCTTTTTTAAGACTTCTGGGTCATTTTTTGTTTTTTCATAGTATTGCCTAGATTTCTCAATTATTAATTCTTTATTTTCTGAATATCGTTGTAAATCATAATCTTTTCTACAAGATTTACATTCACTACGATATCCTGTTTTTGAATTGGCTTTTCTATGAAAATTAGAAAAATCTAAAGTTTTATTACATTTTATACAAGTTAACATATGGCCTCCTAATGAATTTATTATATCATAATTTGGCCGAAAAATCAAGTTAAATAATTAAACTTTCCAACTTTTCTTTAGATGTAGTTGATTTTCTTGTCCTGTGAACAGAACCACAACAACCACATCTTACTTCTTCAAATGTGCTAACAGATGTTGTAATTTTACGACCCGTTTTTACTAGATCAATACTACCACACGTTCTGCACCTTTTTTCTTCATCATCAAAATATAATGCCGCATTAAAATCAGACCCTGCTTTACCAGCTTGACGAATTTTAACATATACATCGTAGAGTAATTCAACATCTTGCATGCAATATAATTGCATCTTTTTCATTGCATCTTCATCACCAGACTGGACTTCTTTCCACAAATTAATTCCACCAGTAGATAGCTTACGACCAAGATTAAAATATTCTCCAATGGAATCAAGTTTATTGCTTGGAAGCTTTAGATTTTTTTTGGCTAATGCAAGGGTGTCGAGAATCTTTACAGATGGTAATGCTGGAAAACCATGATATAATGCTCTTGTTTGTACCACTTTATGATCAAAACCAAGCGAATTATGAGCAAGAATCGCATCTGCTTGTTCATACAATTCAAACAATTCTGCTACTATTCTTCCATCGTCTTGTTGTTTAATTTCATTTGGTGTAAGTGCTAGTGAAAAAGTTGTTGGTGAACCAAACCAACGCCAAGATGCACACAGAATCCAACCCCCTTCAGTGACTATATTGTCTTGTGAAAGATTAATGTTGTATCTACCAAATGTCATTACAGTTGATGCTGCTGTTTCTAAATCAAGTACCAGAATTCGTGGACCTTTCTTTTTGAAAGCTACATTTTCTGGATTGTATTCTGGTGTTGGAACTTCTGCATCCCATTCCCAATCAATGAGTTCTGCATTAGTAGTTCTATTGTAGATATCGTTTACGGTTGATTTACCAATACCTAAAATTGCACCAATTGCACGACTAGACAGACCTTCAGCTTTTAATGCAATTACTTTATCGATTGTTTCTTGTGAATGTTTCATTCTATTCCTTTAACATGTAATTCTATTTGGATTAATTTCATCGAAACTTCTTTGTCCCGGTGCAAAATAGAATGGGTTATTTACGTTATTGACTTTATTTAAAGCTACACCTAATGCAGAATATAATGATTCAGCTTCGGTTTTCGTCATTGAAATCGTTGTTCCATCTTCAAGGGTGACTACAATGTTATTTTCAACTTTTATCATACATTGCCCTCTACAATTGTAGTATCTTCTTTGTACACCCAATTTAGTGCATTAAATACACCGTCACGCTCTCTTGTCCAATATGCTTTATCATCAATAAAACGCACTTCAAATTCTTCACCAACATGTTTGTTGTACCAAAGCAACGGATTACTGCATTTCAAAATTTTAATCTTCATTAGTTATTTCTCCTATGAATGTCCGAATTGTATCATAGTCGTAGTTCTTTGTCAAGATACCCTTTTGAAACAATCGTTTGCGTTCTGCATCGTTTTTACCTTTTTCTAAACCCATACGTTCTAATACTCTATCTTTTTGTGAACTCTTAAGTTTATTAAAAGCAGTGTTAATCTTTTTAATCCACATATCGTGTCGCCATCTAGTATCTGGTTCTCTTTCGAGATAATTAGCACACTGTCTCAAAAAATCACTGAGAGTTCCTTTATACCACCATTTCATGTACCTAATCCACATTTTTTCAATAACTCCAAGCGCACTATTAGCTTGCCTACTCGTTACACCACGAATATACATTTGATCATCATGTGCATGTTCAAGAATGTGTTGTTTTGGTTCAATGGGGAGATTTGTTATGGCGCACAGATTATTTTGTTCTTTGGTGAGAAATTCTCTAACTTCTTTTTTATCAGAGGTTGTGTATAAGTCTCTAGTCAAGATAATTCTCCAATACCCATATTGAAAACAAAATCATTTCATCTTTTGTAGCATTAGATTTCATTGTGTTTGCTTTAAAACTTATTACTTGAATATTCTCTTTTATGTATCCTAATTCTGGAATTATTCTATCCAAACTCGGTGAATTGGCTGTTGGTCTACCAGAACCTTTAAATAAAGGAATTCCCAATATTTTACAATATTTAGGTATCACAACATCTGAAATTTCTATATCAAATGGTAAATTAAATTTCAAAGCTCTATCTTTAGCACTTTGCCATAAAATTCTTTCTGGATTTGATTTTTTATTGTCTAAATTAATTTTATTCAGTTTTTCTTTATTTAATAAATAATAATTTCTAGCATATTCTTTTGCCTTTTCTTTATACTTTTCTCTATAAATCTTTTGATAGTCTTTTTGATTAAAACTCATCAGAAACCACCCAATCTATGTTCTAGTCTAGCTACAGTCAACTCATAGTTATAAATGGCTTCCTGCAATTCTTCAATTTCATTGGCAGCTTCATCAAGTAAATCAGCAATACGATCAGGTTTACCTTCTTGCACAGACTTACGGTGTGGAATGTTTCTTCGAATTTCTGCACGTTTACGTAGTCTATAAATCAACGATTCTTCTTTCATGATAAATATAGATACCTTTCTTGAATTGTTTTTTGTGCAATGCGACTGGTATCTAGTTCTACGAACTGAATAGTTACTTCCGTAATTCTCCAAAATGTAGAACCTTTTCCCCATTTAATCTTTTTATAAGATTCTTTCGCTTCATCAAAAGTAGTAAAACGTGTACCACCTTCAAACCAACTTATTCCACCAGACCAACCAGTATTATCTACCCTATAATATTTAATCATATTGCGATCTTTCTTTCGTCCATGAAATCATAAATATCACTAGGGTCTTTCCAGCTTCGTTTCATGTAAGCACATTGCCAATACATTTGTAGCATCTTCTGCCAAGTACCTTCCTGTTCAACACCGTGACAATCTGTATAAGCGAATGGTTGAGGATAGAGGCGCTTAAATTCACTGAACAGTACCTGCATAACGTCTTGCTCTGTTCGTGCGTCCTGAAGGGCTTTCATGGCCTTTGCTGGACCGTATTTAACTTCAGACAGATCGTAACCACAATAAGTATCGGCTGTATCACCAGCTAAGACTTGCAGTGCTAGGAACTTTAGACCAGTACCTTTTACGGTCTGCTTGTCTTTGTACAGTTCACCAACATCTGGAATGACCTCAAGCTTCCAATCGTCTTTTTCATACAACCAGTTAAAAATCGTAACACCTTGACATTGATAGCTGTCTTTGTCAACACTACACAATACAGCTTCTCTGTTTGCGTTCAAGTACTCATATGCTCGGATAGTTACAACATCATCAACTTCATAGTCTGTTACAATTTGCGCCCCGTACTTTTTACGCATGTGATTTCTTGTTGCTTCAAGATGCACAGGTTTAATCATATCAGCACGATTGCTTTTATAGGGTTTTGGTAGTGCTAATCTATGTCTGAATGTCTCTCCACCACCTAAATAGACTTCAACATTATCACACCAAGTAAACTTCTGAATACTTTCCATGAACTTGTTCACTGTGCTTAGTGCAATTGATACATCTACTTCCTTTTGAACATCTTCAATTTCGTAATCATCTGGATTGAATTCAAACCCTTTGTCAATTACGAATTTCTTTAGTTCTGTACGATTCTTGAATTCTTTAGTATTGCCTGATTTTTTAATGGTAGCAATGATTGACCTTTGTTCAGCACCAGCAGCGAATCTGTAGGCTATTAAGTCGCCATCTACGATTAGTGTTCTGTCACTCATTCTTTACACCCTTGATTAGATAAATGAATACGTCTAGACCCTTTTGTCTAGCTTGTACGATCATGTTTGCAGTACCTTTACTTTCACCATCCCATACTGCGATTAAGGCATCGGCATAGTTTGCCATTTCTGCATTGCGAATTGGACCTGCACGTTTACCGTGTGTATTCCAGTCAGCAGGGAATCGCTTGACTGCAATATTTAAATTCTTTGCGAGAAGTTCACCAAGGTAGTCTACACCTCGTGCAGCACCGGAAACAATCTCTGTAGCTTTAAAACCAGATTTCTCATAGGCAATCTTCACAGCATTGAAGTCTGTAATTTCTCTACCACCAGCAATAATAACTTTCATAACAACCCCTAAAGAAAAACCCGAAGGTTTTATCCTCCGGGTCACTGAAATTAACTACGAGCTACATCAATGGTTTCGATAATCTCATTACTCTTTTTCTTGAGGTCATCGACTTTATTGCTAACGATTGCTTTGGCTACTGCCGAAAGGATCGCTGGTTCCAAACCAGATTCTTTAGCTTCAGTTTTGATTTCTTTAATCTGTTCAGCAAGTGATTGCTCTTCAGAATAAAGACGTACTAGTTTTGCGATTGCTTCTTTCTTTTGCATTTCAATCCTTTTTAATTACAGACTTACTCATCCATGTTAGATTCAATAGAACAACTGCAAACCAAGTATAGAAGTTATACGGAATCGCTAGGATGGGAAACAATGTATTGAGTGACCAGATCACAGCCAAGGGTCCAAACACAATGAGTAGACCCAAGAAGGCAATGAAAACTAGTGTGCTAACAATATCAGCAGTATATTTTGTCATTTACCTTCTCCTTGATTAAAAGGGCATGTCTTCTTCGTCAGCAGTTTCAGCAGCGGGTTTTGCTTTAGGTGCTTTTGCTGGCTTCTCAGCCTTTGCTGGTGCAGGAGCAGCAGAACCTTCATCGCTGAATTCATCACCGGGATTGTAATCACTTTCTTGAGCAACGTATTCGATCATGTTAGTGACTAGAACGTTCTTTAGATAGAGTGAAGCAGTGCCGTTGTTACGATCAAAACGATCAATGCTAATAGAACCAAGAGAACCATTAGCAGGTAGTTTGCTATTAGTTACATCAACTAGAGTTGAACCGACCTTTTCGAAGACCTTGGGCTTGTATAGATCAGGAACAGGCTTGCCAGTTTTACCTAGCTCTGTTGACTTACGTAGAGTAATAACCCATACGTTCTTGCCAGCATCTTCTGGAGGTGCTACTTTGTAGATACCTTCAAAATCACTGGTTTTAACTTTCTTGACAGAGACTTTAGAATCTACGCTTTTAGCGAACTCTTCAAAGGCATCAACAGTGTCTTCATCAGCAATAGCAATAGAAGCTTTCCATTCATCTGGCTTTGGGTCTTGTCCGGGTTTTACATAAGCTTTTACTGGTTTGTTGATGCAAACATATAGAAGCATACCTGTTAGTTTGTTCATAATTATTTCCTTTCGACTAATTATTTAAAGACTACTCTTAGAACGGTAAGAGTCAACCGAAATGAGATTATAGCAAATCTCAGATTCATTGTCAAGTGGTGGGACCAACTGGATTCGAACCAGTGACCAACCGATTATGAGTCGGCTGCTACTTACCACTGAGCTATAGTCCCACTTGATTAAACTCGTGCAAATTTAGTAACTTGTACTTGTCGTGGCTCAACGAAGAACCATTCTTCATATTCTGAACCGTTGTATGATTCATACCAACCATCAAACTGCACATATAGACTTTCAGTGCTAGTAAAGAACTTATATACAGACCAGTATTCCCGACCCATTTCTTCACCACCATAATTATCTACATGTTCAAAACTTACATTAGCATCAGATAGTTTCTTTCGGAAATCTGTTACTTTGTCAGAATCCCATCTGGTATTTTCAGTAAGTTCTGAATGAAAAAACTCATGAATAATATCTGAATCTGCTTCATTTAGAAGATCGGTTACTTTTTGTTTTAAAGACATGTTCAATCCTTTCAGGGTTTATATGCTGAAAATACCTTGCAGGTAATTTCTGTTGGTTTAACAAAAGACCAGTTGCTATATTCATTACCATTATAAGATGAGTAATGACAATTAATACGAATATAACCTTTTACGTCAGTTCCTTCATATACAGCAAATACTGTATAAACAGGATATTCGCTTAGATCATATGAATCTACAAGACTATTCGTTTGACCTTGATTATACAGGTCATTGTCAAACGTAGAAGAATCATATGAAACTCTTAGATTTACGTCAGCTAGAGCAGTATTGATCTTGTCTTCGAAATCATTTTCTGGTTTGTGACCAATGAAACCAACAGCAATATCATTTGAATTATATTTTACATACTCATTGAATGCAGTCTTAAAACGTTCATGCCATGATAGAGAATTACGAAGTTGTTTAATCTTATCTTGTGCTTCTTTTTGAATCTTAGCGATCTGTTCTTCAACAGTCAATTCAGTCGTGGATTTAGTTCGTGCCATTTTCAAGTTCCTTTCTAATGTTCTCAAACCTCATTGTATCACACAAATCGAATACCTGAGGATAATAATCAATTGCCCAATCTCTGAACCAACCGCTACATAATGTAGTACATACTTTATCTAGTGCTTTGATGTATGCATGTCGTACTGGATATTGCCAGTCTCTAGGTACAAGAAAACGCTCGATAGCAATGACTTGTGTTTCTTCAGCTACGCATTTGATTTTATCGTCTGTTGACAGCTTATCCCACAAATCTTTGTCACACCATGCGCTACTTGGATCACGCTGAAGTTGAGTATACAACGGTTTGTCGTGATATGCAACAAGTTCGTGCAAATAATCATGATTATATTTCTTAGTCACATAATCATCAAAGAAATCGTCAACTGACTTTTTCAAACTAGGGTGACCTTGTGGAAATTCTTTCATTGTCATTTCAATGCGTTGCTGCAAAAATCCTTTATCTGCAACAGACAGGTTGATACACTTGTATTTTTCAGGAATGTATTTGTGATAGTGCGTGATGTGTTTCTGAAAGCTCAGATTACGCCACAAATGACTACGTTTGATAATTGACAAACCACGCAAATTCATTACGTTTAGTTCATGACCATTGAAGTTTACTTTATGATGTGAACCATAATAAAATGCAAGTTTAGCATTATTCAGAAATTTAGGATCGTGCCATTCAGAACCTTCGATTGGTTCATCACTGATGATATCCCAATCAGTAGTATCCTTGATTTTTAATTCAGGATTCCAATATGCTAATGCTCGTGAACCAATCAAAACTTTCATGACTTTCCTTATTTGGTGTGTATTACGGGATTCGAACCCGCATCTCAAGGTCATTAGCCCTGCGTCATGATGCCCTAACATTTAGACCAAATACACGTTGTTCAATATACTGAAGTGTACCACTGAAATTGGTGGATAGTAGCGGAGTCGAACCGCTGACAAGGTTATTCACCTCCTGTTAGCCATTTACACAGTCACTACCCAATATACTTCAAGATACTACCACGGCATTTTCTGCTGTGTTTCAAGCAACATTACCATGTCTACCCATTGTGCATGTAGTATCTTGAAGTATATCACCAGTCCCTAAACTGGATCAATACTGTCTTGTTACATCCGGGCGACGACCCTTTGGCCTTTGAACTCCGCAGTGTACCACGCCATCAGCACATCTGTTTTTCCAATCCATTCCGCTACGCAGTTTGGGTTTGACGGGGCTTACACCCGCCTCGCTTGAAGTGTGCCGCTAACTCTAGGGATGTGAGCAACAGGCATAAGCGGGATTACTTATAGGTGCTGGTTACGTTCTCCAGCTTGATATTTCGTCATCAACGTAGCAAATACGCTATTCTAAGTACCTTTCGGTTGCCAGCTACGGCTCTTAGTGAAGAATAGCATCACCGTTCCCATCCCGAATGGGTTCTTGGTGCGACTAGATGGAATCGAACCACCATTCAGTGCTTAGAAGGCACTTGCATTCTCCGTTATACTATAGTCGCAATATTCTGGTACGAGAGGACGGATTCGAACCGACACTTTAATGATTTTAAGTCATTTGCCTACTACCTATTGGGCTACTCTCGCAATACTTGGATTATACCTCAGAATCTTCTTTCTTGTCAACCTCTCTCAAAATATTTTCTTTGATGTTTAGTCGAGCAATTAAATTCAGATCACTCTTTGGCATGCTCATGCTAGAACGTAGTATACCATGTTCATCCCATTGTTGCAAAGTTTTATATTCATCGTTGTATTTATACAACATATTAGAATTCCTTTTCGCATTGATAATTCCAACCACCTACATCCCAAGTGTTAAATGTAGATTTTGAAATCTTTATCACATGTCCGGGTAATACCTTGGATGTACCAGAAAACCACTCTTCCTCAAAAGCACAAGACATGGAAGCTAACCAATGTTCATGTTCCAATTCGTAGAACCACCAAGGTAATGCATTGTTCCAACTCACTATGCTATCCTTTCAATTATATGAAAATCAGTTTCCACAAATTGACCAACTTCAAGTTTTAAAACATGATCCCTGAAAAACCATGATGTGTCCATTGTAGAGTTTGGAATTTGATTTTTACAAGTTAACCAATCTGGTGCATCTTCTTCAGAAAACATAATTACTTTATCAAGAAAATGCGTTGCCTTAAATATCATATTAACCCCCAATTACAAGCTTTTCCGCTTCCTGCACATAGTAATCAAAGTCGATATCACCATCAAAGTCTTTCATATTGTTACATGTCTTGACATTCCAAGCAGTATCGATGCCCAAACGACGATCACCATCATCTTCCTTACCTTCCAGTGCTGGCATCAACTTAATAAGTTTACCACCATTTTTAGAAGGATAGTAGCGACAGATATTTTGCTGTGGTACAACTCGACCATCTTCGTATTCTAACACTAGCGAAGAACTACGAGGTACTTTTGTGCGTAGCATGAAATCAAAGATGTTTCCGGCACTGAAGTGATTTTCAACGAATTGACGGATATCAGCACCATGTAGCATTACAGCTTCAGCAGCCATTGGAATGACCAATGCAGATTGATTTTGATGCCATCCTAGACCTTCGTATTGGTATGCGCCCTTGCGTTTTGTCTTACCGTTAGTGTATACAGCAATGTAGTTGTTAACATCACGAATGATCATCTTTGAATAGTCTACAAATTCAAGTTCAAGACCTACATCTTTTTGCCACTGAGTACAAATTTCTTTGTACTGCTCTTCGGTTTCACGAAGCATAGCAACGGTCAAACCATCAGTGTTCAACTGAATAAGCTTTAGACCGTCAATCTGCAATAGACGATCAGCAAGCATCAGCAGTGATAACTGACCGTTGATTGTAATCGACATAGTGAACTTTGGATCATAGAACACAGAGTACTTGTCGTTGGACTTACCATACGTACCGTTCAGTGCAAGCTTGAGCATAGCATTCTCAGCAGTGCCTTTTGCATAAGACTTGCGCTGTTCATACATGTCTTTGTAAATCACACAGAAATCTTTACTCAAATGCTCAGGATAAATCTCATTTGAGATCGCAATGTTCGGATACATAGAACTTACGTCAGCATCACGAATCATATACTTAGATGTTTCTTTTGCAATACGTTCAGACAGTGAAGCATGAACACCACCTACACCGAAATCGATGCGATAACCGTCTACAACAACGTTTAGAGTCTCAGCCACACGGTAACATCCCCAATACGATTTCTTGGGCACACGGACCTTTTTAGGCTTCTTTGTGAGGTCTGGTAGACCATCAGCATCAAGAGGGTATTCGGTCACATGGTTACCTTGTGCATCAAACAGGTATTCAGTAGCCTTTAGCTCTTCTTCTTCAATCCAACCCATAGGGTGTTCACGCTTGAATTCTGAAAGCTCTTTATCGTCTGGTTTACTCTTGAACTTCTTGCGCTTGACAGTCATTTCTGCGTACTTTGCAACATCACCTAGTTCATGCTCTTCAAGCTCAGAAAATACACCTTTGGTTTCGGTGATTACCTGACGAGAAAACCAATCATAGACGGCCTGAAATTCTGGACGATCAAACCTGTAGTACTTGAACAGGCAGTCAGCAATAGCGATTTTGGTGCGCTTGGTTTGGTTCAGAACTTTCTTACCGTCCTTGAATACATGCAGTTTTACACCCGCTTCATCTAGTTTCATCTGGAAGTACTCAGCACCGATCTTTGTATCGTCTGCATTCAATACAACATTACCCATTGTCTCTGACATTTTGAATCGGAAGTCAACTTGTTCCTGAGATTTCAGCAGGAATTGTCGAGTTGCTTCTACGTCATGCTCGTTGTAAGCTACAATCTTTGCAATGTCTTCTTCTGACAGTTCAGCATTGATATCGAATGGTAGGTCTTCGATGTTATCAAGACGCATGTTGAATTCCAGCATTTTAAGGCTGGTTGACTTTGCTTTGTTGTTGAAGTGATGGATACGATAGAGGTCCAACTGCTTTATGAACTGCTCTTCAGAACGGACGGTGTTACCGAAACCGTTATCTTTGAAAGAGTCAATCTGTTCTTGTGCCCATGCAAACACTTTGTGTGCAATACCTAGACCTGTCTTTGGTAGACGATCACGCTGTAGGATGAACTTATGAACAATTGGGTAGTCGAATCCAATGTTGTTAAAACCAACAAGGAAATGCTCGTTTTCAGCAATGTAGTCAACGCATTTTAGGATACCTTGATAATCATTCTGGAACTTAGAACATACAAAGGTTTTCTTGAACTTACCATCAGCACGAACAACACTGAAGGTGAAAGCTTCTTTGTATGTCTCAATGTCATATACCCATAGCTTTGTCAATTCCATCTTTTACTGCTCCAAATAAAGAAAACCTAGAGTCTATCACAACTCTAGGCTTCTGTCAACTTCAATTTGCGTTGTTGTTCAACCATTCGTCAAGGTTGTGCAACGTGTGTGTTTCGTTATCATAGTATACCATACCAGCAGGACCGGTGATACCACAAATACGATTCTTACTGAGTACAACTTTTGTAGTGTTGCGCTCAACGGGGTCTTCAGCATACTTATTCCGACTTAGCAGAATGTTAGCAGATGCAGACTTAATGATAGTAGAACTACCTTGAATTTCTTCTTCGGTGAAGTTAGCACCTTGTGAAGAATTCGCAGTACCAGCAGCAGATTTACGAACGTGGTTGATAAAGATCAAAGTTACATTGTGACTCTTGATGATGCCTTTAGCCCACTTCATAAACAATGCTTGTTCATCAATACCTAAACCATCCAGAATATCCTGCAATGGATCAAGCACAATGATTCTGCAACCGCACGACACTACCAGTTCTTCAACAGTATCTTGAATTTCTTCAATACTACCATCACGGTTATCCAATAGAAAGAATCGGTGTTGACCATCTTCATTGTAGAACAATTCATTTGCTTTTTCACGAACATTGTCAGATTCTAGCAATTGCTTCTTTGCACCATCGTCCTGAATCAACGATAGCTTACGACTCAAATGCCGACCTAGCAAAGTTTCACCATATTGACCAGAATCAAGTTCCATAGAAACGATACCAATCTTATGTGGTGAATTGAAAATCCAGTAGTAAATCATTTCGTTAACGAATGATGTTTTACCTAGACCAGTACCAGCAGCAACGTTAATAATGTGACCCAATGGAAGACCACCAACCAACATGTCGTTCAATGTCTTCATGAATGGTGGAAATGGTACTTTAGGAATTACTGCCTGTTCCAAAATCTTGGAGTATAGATCACCAGAACCAACCACGCCAACAGGCGTATAACGTTTTGCATTGTAGAAGTCTGCAACAAAATCTTTGCCAGCATCATTCTCAAGGTATTCATTTGCGTCCTTATAACGTAGACCCATTACTTTGACTTTACCTTTTGGTAGTGCCTTAACTACGTTCTCAATTGCTTCTTTACCAGCCTTGTCATTGTCATAGCATAGAATGATATTATCAAACGAATCAAAGAACTTGTATTGACCGGCAATTTGTTTGTGCGAGTTTGCACCGGTAGTTGGACTAACGACAGCAGTTTCAAACGTACTACCACGAGTTTTAGCATAGTCAGCAAGCATTTGATATGCAGACAACGCATCAACTTCACCTTCGGTAATTACGATGTACTTACCACCACGATTGAATCGGAATTGACCGAATAGCTCACAGTCAGCACCAGTACGACCAATAGAACGGAAATTCTTTGGTACTTCACGAATCTTGTAACCAGTCAATTGACCTTCTTGTGTTACAGGATAATATTGTTCGATTACTTCACCAGTAGCTTCTGAATACGCATAACGAACACCATAACCTTTACTAGTTTCAAGTGAAATACCACGAAAACCTTTAGGATCAGGTGAAGTTTCAGATTTAATCTCGTTGCGTTGTTCTTCAGTAATCACCGGCTTGTTACTAGGTTTCACTTCCATAATTTCTTCCTTTCCTACAGTCGATTTCACTCTCGATGGTTTTGATTTCTTGAATTCAGATTTTATCTCATTGGACAAGGTTTTATCACTACAAACCCAACAGTAGTGGCTTCCGTCTTCATAAATTGCCTTACCATCGGAGGAACCGCAAACTTTACATTCTTCATGTCTTACGAAATTTCCCACCAATTCTTCCTTTCTGAGATTTATGAACACCATTAGTTTTCAACACACTAGCAATGGTTTCACTCGTTTTACCTAATGCTCTACCAATTTTTGCATTAGACCACCCCTGATTTCGCAATAACAGAACTACTTCAACATAATCAGAATAATTTTCTTTTCCTGTCAAACCCATTCTTACAGCATGTTGAGCATTACCTTTATGAGTTGTCCATTCCAAATTGGATATTGCGTTATTATCTCTAGTACCATCTAGATGATTGACAAGCAAAGATTCACACCCTTCTTGATAATTAAAGCACATCATTATTAATCTGTGAATTCTATGTAGAGTACCAACGCCATTTTCATCATATAAGGTGACGTATTTGTAACCATTACCATCTGTCCGATGTTTTAAGGTCTTACCTTTCACAGTACGCCACCCATTACTACATCGAACTAATTTATCGAATGAGGTAATAGTACCATCACGATCAATCTTGTATTGTCCATTGTACAAATATACAAACATTACTCTCCTGTTTTAAGTAGCCATTTATTTGAAATAGCTTTGAAGCTCCGATCATGAACACTTTCTGACTTAAACACGATACCTTCACGTTCAGAACCATTCAAACGTGACTTACCTTCAGCTTCACTGAGGATGCTCTGAATGCTACTACCGACTAGGGTAATACCTTCAGCTAGAATTGGTATGTGATTCAGACCAAGACGTTCACAAGCCGCTTTAAGCTGTGAAGGCAAAATATATTCACCTGTCCTAGTATTGTACATGTCGTAAACGTAGAAGTCAAGTACAACTTTATACTGATTTCCTTGGATACCTTCACCAATCATTTCACCTTGAATAGCCATTCCCTTCATGTTGTTTCGACGCATAATACCTTCGATATCATACTTTTTGGCAGTCTTCCAGAAACTATTGTTTTCATCTTCTTTCAGATCAAGGTTGCGTGAACACACATGGAACTGATCTTCGTCATCAAGATAGAAGGTACAAGACGAACCATCAAGTTTTTCTGTAACAGACCAAGTATCTTCCATGAACTTATCGAACTGCTTACTGAGGTTTTGAATGCGCTCCTGATCAGTTTTTGGTACTAGTGCAGGGAAATTACCACGCACTTGACCAGCAAGCTGTGCAGGAATCGGACGTTCCCACTTTTGCACATTCAATGGTACAGATACATCTAGGTCTTCAAATAGAAGACTTTCAATATTCTTACAAGTTGGCTCAAGAGGTAGCAATAGACCTTGTGAGATTTGACCACGTAGTTTTACTGTACGCAGACGTTCGCCTTTAACACCATTGTATTCACGAGGTTCAGTACCTTTAGTTAGAAATGGTGCTAGTTCGTTTGGAACCCAAGAATCGATTTCTAGGTACACCGCAAGCGAATTTACTTCAAATTCATTTTTCTTTACTACAACTTTCCAACCACCAACTGTTGCTACTTCAATTTGATCTGCACCTTCAATGGGATCGATAGCATCGATTTTACGAATTGTTGCCATTGCACGTTCTGACATTACATATCTCCTTCTGCACGAATTCCTACAAAAACTGGAAATCTCGGTACTTTGTATCCATTGCCTACATCAAAATATTTGACTTTAGCTAACTTACCAATCAATCCGTCACGTTCAGCCCACATTGTATCACGAAGTTTGTCCGTAAAACCACTACCGCATGTAAAAACTTCACCTTCTTTTGTCTGCAAGATCAATGCTCCCATTGTATCAAGTGCTTTCATACCTGCTTTTGCAGTGCTACGCTCAGTACGACCTAGTTCATTAATCTTAGCTTCATTCGTGTTTGTGTACTTTGGTTCAAAACCAATGACCAAGAACTCGTTGTCAACAAAGCGTTTTACTTTTTGTAGTTCTGGATTCTTTGTGCCAGAACGACCACACTTGTATTTAGCGTCAGAATCTCTCAACATAACACCTTCTGCACCCTGCGCTAGCATCTCAGCTTCAAAGTCGTCAATATCAGACATTTGATCTACAGCAAAATGCTCCAGCAATACAACTCGATCAATTGGTGAGTCTTTTAGTTTATTTTTGACATAAGCATACCGAGCCAACCAACTTTCAGTAGGATGATATTTATCAAATACCCAAAAAGTGAAATCGGGTTCTCCATCGTGCCGCATTACACCGCTTGTGCTTTGATTAAACACATCAGGAGCGTTTTTATTACCTACGATAAGCTCACCGTCCATACCTTCGAAGAAATCAGCATGGCGCTTGAAATAAGCCTGAATAAAGCTATTTGGAATTGGTTTGAGACTGCGTGAGTATCCTACACCACCAAAAACTACACAGCGAATGCCATCTAGCTTTTCAGACATGTACATGTTTGCTGGCGCAGTCTTTACTTTGCTATGCTCGATAGCGAGAAGTGGTTTGAAACCTTCTGGAATCATTCTTGATCCTCCTTAGGAATTGAACATGCAATGATTGTACCATAACTTGGTGTAGAAATGTAACCCATGTAGCATGCATCACCTTCTTTTAATGATTCATCAAATTCTTTTCTGTCATAAGAAATATTATGAATCACTTGGTATGGATACTGTTTAGTGAAGTCTTTTACTTGTGGTTCGCTATCAAGATAGTTTTGTTTGAAAATACCGCACTTTGGTGCAGCGTAACCAACAAAGAAAGCACGAGGGTGAATGTGATTGATACTTCTTACATTGTGCTTATTTCTTTTTGCAAACTCTAACAACGCCTTCTTTGCTCTTTGTTCAGCTTTTGTCATCGTGGACCTACTTTCATAATTCGATATCGCTTGTTACCAATCTTCAGATAAAGACCTGCGTAGTAAAACATCTTTGGTGATTGCCAGATTAATTTAGGAACCACCATAAGAAAGATTCTCCAATGTTTTAATAATAGCATCTGCAATTTTGGTTAAATGCTCTACACGTAGTTTTTCTGTCGGGAACTGACCGAGCCAACCCGAGTATTCTTTGAAGTGATACTCATAAACTTTAGTTCCACCAACATCAGGGAACGCACAATATAGCATACCATAACGAAGTCTGACGTAACCAACAATGTATGTTACACCATCAAGACCTTCGTAAATTACATCATACTGTTCTGGACAAGCACCACAAGTACCGATGAATTTTAAACCATTGATTACATAATCAGGTTTGTTATTTGCATATTGACTGTCGTAAGGTTTCATTCTTCATCCTTTTTGTACAATTCTTTTCTTCTTTTGTTCCACATTTTCATTGCTTTATTGTAACCCGTCCAATTATCAACACCAGAATCTTCAAGTGCTTCAAGGATCAATGATCTGGATTCGAGTTCTTTAAAATATTCTTCGTCAACCATTATAATTTTATCACCAACTTTCATTTTCACCTTTCAGTTTATTGATTTCTTCTTGCAATTTTAGCTCAACAAGTTCAAGCGTTTGTTTACCAATATTGCTTTCTGCGACTTTTTCTGTAGCGTAAGCACCTGCCATCAACCACATTGTTTTCTCAGATGGTAGGAAAACTTTAAATATACCACAGCAGATCAAAAGTACAAAGGGCCACTTGTAGAATTTACCACGATTCTTCCAATTTGACTCGTTCGCAATAAGATAACCGAAAACATATAGTGCATAAATAATTGCTGTTGATACAAAAACAACACTAAGGAAATTAGACATGGAACTAATAACACCTGCGAAATAAACTAACAATGCCAATGTCATTTCAGTACTCCCAAAATCATATTAATGCCTTGTATAACTTGCATTTGTTCCATAGGATTCAATTGTTGCCAGCTACGGCTTACACCAAACTTTGCTGATACAGCTTGCCAGAATTTCTCTACGTCACTCATTGTTCAACCTTTCGAATGTTGTGTTTCAGTCTATATTCTACTTCACTTCCGAAGAGTTTTTCAACATATGTACCTTCGATATGATGTTGAGTACGAAGAATATTTCCAATGTGATCATCTGTCATATCACATAGTGCAATATAAATACCTTGTGGATGTTCACCGTTCTTACCATATGACCGCCACACAAACGCCATACGTACTACTTCAAAATTATCGTCTGAGTATACCGTCAAATCTTCTGCTGGAACAATGTTAATTGATCTACGAAGATAGTGATTGCCACCATCTACAATATAAGTTTCACCAGTAATTGTATCTACATGTTCAACATAGTCATGCACATGATAACTACGCAGATAAGTACCATCGGGCGTAATAATTGCATTACGAATAATAAAATTGTCAGTCTTCATCTTCATCACTCCATACTTCTACAAGTTCAGAATCAAGTGCAGTTGAGTCGAATTGTTCAAACGCAAGTTTGATTGCTTCATCTTCAGTCATTGCGGTATCAATCACAAGTGTTTCTTCAACTTTGATTGTAACATAATAAGTTGCCATGATTACCTTTCGATTTTAGGGTTGACGATTGCGCCGGGACTCTTACGTAGTTGCATCAAATGCCACATTGCATCTTGCTGGTTGCAAACATACATCTTGTCCTGAATTGTACCACAGGATTTAACTTCCTGCCAAACCAGTTTGACTGTATGTTGACTTGTTGTTTTCTTCCAACCACTTCCTGATCGATTCTGCACGTTCATTGATTTGCCTTTCGTATTCACACTTCATTTCTTCGGTTGCTGGAACGTACATTGTATTACGAGTTTCAAAGCTTCCATCAGGAAATTTCTTTAGAACCGTAGATGTACGTACATTAGGACAAGAACCAAGGTGAGGATGATCAAGAACTACTTCTAAACCAGCTACTTCATTCTTTGAATCCCACATCCAATAGTGCGGTTCACCTAGATAGTATACAGTAGGTTTTTCACTTTGTGTTGTCATGTTACAATTTCCTTTCGATGTTACGTCAGTTAATACTGAAGTTATAAAAATAATTCAACCCTGAGTTCAACCCTTGAGACAAACCCTCTCGACTCCCCCTGATCCCCCTCAGGGACTGAATTGTACAGAGTTTCGCAAACCTTGTCAAGAGGGTGGCAACAAAATATTTTTACACTGGGTCTTGCACACCTGCATTGTATGTGCTATGATTCGTTCATGTCAACACTCATGAAAGGAACAGACATGCTACTCAAGGAACAATTTGAAGCAACCATCGCACGTATTGGTATTGACGATGACACCGACTATGATCTTGCCAGTATCATCTGGAAACGCTGTGAAGATGCCATGATTGGTAAGACCTCACAAGAACCTGTACTCTTGCACAAACCAACCAAGTATCGCACGAGTAATGAGCAACTTACTCTGCAAGAGATTCAGTTTCTGAACCAAATCTTTGCTGGAATGCTCACCATTAGCTCGTATAACATTCGTGAACTCAAAGCAGTGACGCAAGAATTTTGGCTTCAATGCGATCCTGATAATTCTGAAACACAAGAATATTTTGAACATTTGAATCAACTTCGCAGCCTACAACGCAAATTCAAGAAATCGCACAACCAACTGGCTACGATCCAACGCAAACTGAAGAAAAGTCGCTGATGAAACCAAAGAAACGCTATACACTGGTTGCTACTTGTTTTGACCGAAAAGGTCGTGTAATCGGTACTGGTACAAATGAATACCATCGGTCACATCCCTTGATGCAAGAATTTGCAGTGAAAGCTGGTGAATCTGAAGAGAAAATCTACAGACATGCTGAATTCAATGCAGTACTTGGTGCTGGTCGAAAAGATGTAGATAGTATCCTTGTACAGCGTTTCCATGCGAATGGTGATATGGCAAATGCAATGCCTTGTCCTACTTGCCAACAAATGCTAAAATCTTTCGGTGTTCGTCTTGTGCGCTATACACATCCAGATGGAATCAAGGAGTATGAAATTGGCTGATCAAAAACAACTAGATGAAACGTACATGGGTACTGCCCTGCTGCATGCAAAGCTTTCCAAAGCCCGTAGAGCGCAGGTAGGAGCCATTTTGGTGACTAGTCATGGGGTAACCCTCACCGGATACAATGGAACCGCTACAGGACGTTCTAATGAATGTGAAGAATTGAAAGCTCAACCATTTCCACATGAACCTGCACTTGAAACAAAACCAGAAGTAATCCATGCAGAATTAAACTGCGTTCTCAAAGCTGCTCGTGAGGGTGTTAGTTGTATTGGTGCAACAGTCTATGTTACACTTAGTCCTTGTATTCAATGCAGTGCAATGCTGGTTCAAGCTGGTGTTAAACGTGTTGTATACAAACAACAGTATCGTGATAATTCTGGTGTAGAACTTCTGAAAAGCTGTGGTATACTTGTGCAATCCTATAACGAACTCTGAAAGGTAAATTATGCATCCAACACACGTTATTGATTTTGTAGATTTTAAATTGAAGCAATATCAAGAAAAGCATGATATCAGCTATGCCAAGTATTTAGAATATAAAGCCGAATACGATGCTAAATGGTATAATAAATTAGTTGGTTCAAAATATACCGGAATGTGGGATTTTTGGGATTGGTTTCGATATTCACACTGGATTGATGAACTAAATGAAATTCGCAGAGAAGCAATTTATAAATCTAAGATGGATTATACTGTAATGACTATTGATTCTAAATGGCATACTCATTTTTATAAATGGGCACAAGAGAATAACATTCCTTATTGAAAGTAAATTATGAAAATTTCAGCAGAAGTAAGACAATCAGTACATGTACAATTTGAGTTAAATCCGAATGAAGATTTTGATACACTACTAAAAGAATTCAATGAAACTATTTTTGAAACTGATGAAGCCGGTTTGATTGATTTTATTTGTGGACAACTTACGAGCGACCCTTATTTTGTTGAAGGTATCGGTCCTGTTCAATATTCTAATAGTTTGAATTGGGAACTGGCAGATGAAGGTACAGTTTTGATGTATAATACATACAAAGATGAGCAGGAAGTAGAAGCACATTATGAGTAAAGCAACTTTGTATCTAATTCGTGGTGTACCGGGGGCAGGTAAGACTACTTTTGCTAACATGCTAAACAGTCGTTTGCTTGTTGATCGTGTATACGAAGCTGATCAATGGTTTTATGAGTATGATGGTGTTTATAAATTTGATGCTACAAAACTCAGTGACGCACATGAACAATGCCAACGTAATACTCGAAAAGCATTGTCTGAAGGTTTGAATGTAGCTGTATCTAATACTTCTTGTAGTGAATGGGAAGTAGCTACTTATGAACTAATTGCTAAAGAATTTGATGCTAATTTTGTGAGTATTATCATTGAGAATCGTCATTGTAACGATAGTATTCACAATGTACCAAAAGAAAAAGTAGAACAGATGAAAAGGAAATTCAGTGTACGACTGTAAGGAGTTATGGAATGTTAAACTATGATCAACAAATGAATCTTGTCAATCGTGGTCTTGCAACCATGAAAAACGATGGTAAGTACACTACGTTCAAGTATGCTCGTAAAGCAATGTATGAGTATCTTTGGTTTGAAGTACCTGATCTTATGGAGTGCAGAGGTCATGTTTATGATAATGCTACGCATGAATTAGTACAGGCAGCACCACGTAAATCATTTAATTACCTTGAGCGTGGCTGGTGGGCCAATGCCTCTAGAACTACTCAAGTTGAAATGTTTAAAAAGATTAATGGATATATGGCATGTGCTACAATCCACAATGGTGAACTTGTTGTATCAACTACAGGTACTACCACATCAGATTATGCAAAGTGGGCTAAAGAACTGATTGAAAAAGACTGGAAACTTTACGACATGGTTATCGATTGTGAAGCCACTACTCTATTCGAAGTTGTAGTACCGCAAGACCCTCATATTGTCGAAGAACGAGAAGGTTTACATCTACTTGGTTGGCGTGAAAAAGAAAACGGTAAATTTCACCCTAATGGTAGACCAATTGTTTGCGATCTAGAATCTGCTCTGCAAATGGCAGATGAAGACAAAGGTGAAGGTTTTATGGTATACCCTGTCGGAGTTCATAATACATGTTGTAAAATCAAGACACCTTACTATATTGGTAAGAAAAAATTGATGCGTATGACAGCAAAAAATGTAGAGTTGATGTATACTCAAACACGAACCATCGAGAATCAACTTCCTGAAATGTGGAAGTTTGCACCTCAGATGATTATGGAGCATCATACGAAAGAAGTCTGGTCAAATTCTACTGATCAAGAACGTAGAAAGTTTTTGGAGTATATTGAATAATGAACTACCCAATTAAAACACCAAGTGGAAAGAGTTATATTACAATTATTGATGTTAATAAAAATATATTTAATATAAGACTTGATGAATATCAAAATCTTTCGGTAGTACTTGATAAAAAGTGCATCCCTGATATGATTAAAATTTTACAGGAGATAAATGGTGAAAATTTTCACAAGTGATCTGCATTTTGGACATAACCGAATTGTAGAATTTACAAATCGTGCTGTTGATTGTGGTTCGCAAAGTAATCACACGCAATGGCTCATTGATCTTTGGAATACTGAAGTGTCTGCTGGTGATGTTGTCTATCACCTTGGTGACTTTTCATTCTTTAAAAAGTACGAAGATGTTGCTGGCGTAGCATGTCAACTTAAAGGCAATAAGATTTTTATCAAGGGTAACCATGATCGTCGTGAGCATTTGGATCAACTTGTAAAAGATGATCTTATTACAGCATGGTATGATTACAAGGAAATCAAACTTGGTGATACTTCTGTAGTACTTTTCCATTTTCCTATTGCCTCGTGGCACAAGCAAGGATATGGTGCATACCATTTACATGGTCATTGTCATGGTAATTTTAAGGATTCACATGGGAAAATGCTTGACGTAGGTATCGATAGCATGTATAATTTATATGGAGTTCATGGTTTTATTGACGAGCATCAGATTCATACAATCATGAAAGAAAAAGAATTATATCTTGCAGATCAACATAGAAAGGATTTATCTTGACAATTAGCGCAACCGTAATCGCAGATAGCATTAGTCCAGAAGGTGTACGTATCACCACACTGGAACTGGAATACCCTCGTTTCATTCATGCTGAATTAATGACACATCGTGTGTTTAGTCGCAATAGTGCATCGAGTCGTGCTATTCCAATTAAGACAATGCTCGATACCATTATGTTTAATCCAGCCACACCTGTGCATTGGGGTAAAAACCAAGCGGGTATGCAAGCTAAAGAAGAGTTGGAGCAACCACAAAAGATTCGGGCACAAGCTCTTTGGAATACGGCAAAATCTGCTGCTGTAAAATATTCAGATATGATGCACGAAGCTGGTGTACACAAGCAAATTGCTAATCGTATCACTGAACCGTTCCAACACATGAAGGTAGTCGTAACATCTACTGAGTGGAATAATTGGGACTGGTTACGTTATCATCCTGATGCACAACCTGAAATTAAAGAACTGGCATACATGACAATTCTAGCTAGAAAAGATTCTATCCCTCAGAAACTAAAGCATGGTGAATGGCATGTACCTTATGTACAAACCAAGCGTCATGAAGCTGGTTATCTAGAATATTTTGATGAAACCGGTAAGCAAATCTCTGCACATGAAGCCATTATGATCAGTGCCAGTTGCTGTGCCCAAACATCATATCGTAAATCAGATACCAGTCTAGAAAAGGCAGAAACGATCTACAAGCGATTAATTGAGAGTGAACCGTGTCATGCCTCACCTGTAGAGCATCAAGCCGCTGTGATCGATTTTACCTATGCACAAGCTTGGGATTCAAATAGTTGGCCTGTTGGTGTAACACATGTTGATCGCTATGGTGTTTTCTGGTCTGGTAATTTCCGTGGTTGGGTGCAGTATCGCCAACTCGTACCTAATAACGCAAAGAAAGGTTAATTATGATTAACGAAATTGACATTAAAGATTGGCAGATGCTAACCGAACCATTACAACTGAAAGAACTAAAAGAAAAAGACTTATTTAGTTTTGAGGGTAGTGATTGTATTTTTGAATATTATGCAAAACTAGGTGAAAGAATTATTGCAACTTTTCATGCTGATAACATTCCAATTACTTTTACATTTCCAGAATTCATTAAAGTATACAAATGGCAAAAGCTGGTGTAAATAAAAGCAAGGCACACAAACAACTCATGAAGATGGTAGCTGAAAGTTCTGGCTATCTTCTTTATGAAGTTGAAGATGTATTAGATCACTTAATTGGTAATATTCAACTACTTCTTGCAGAAGGTGTAGATGTGAAGTTATCAGGTCTTGGTACGATTAGGGTTTCTCCTATGAATGTAAATAATACGCTGAACGGTAAAAAAGTGTGTTATACTACGCATCGTCTGTCGTTAGCAACAGATGAACCAATGCGTAGATATTTACAGGAGAACTATGTTGGAAGATCAAATCCCGATGAATTGCAAGACGAGCGAAAGCAAGTCGGTGTGGCCCTTTCCCATGCACAACGGACAGAGAACGGAGGAAAGTCAGAAGCTTCTGAACACTAAGCGTTTTCCTAAACAAAAGGAAGACCTTTCAGATTGTGAAGAAGCTCTGCTATAATAATGAAAATACTAAGTGTAGATAGAATCCTAAGTACAAAAGGATTACCATCGTGGATTTATAAGGCTGCATTTGAATTAAAAGTAGGTGGTTATCTTCCGACTGGAGAATTCTTTGAGAAACTAGATGATGTAGAATTACAACATTTACGAGAGTGTGCAAAGAATGTAAGTACAAAAGATTTTTTTAGTTTTGAAACAATGTCACGAGAAGCTGAAGAAAATCTTGAATTCTTATCTTTACTGTGCTTTATTCTTGCTATTGGTGAAGGTGAAGTAGAAGTAACACCAGATATGCTTTCTACATTACTTGAATCACTGTTTATTTTCATCAGTATTGAGCATATGTATCGTCAATCAGAAATTGATGTTCTGCGTGAAAACTATTCTCTAATCGATGGTAATAAGTCTGTCATTAAAGCGAAAGGATCAAAATGAGAGTTCATATTGGTAGATTTCCAAAAAATGGAAGCAATCGCAAAATTTCTGTTAAACTCCATAAGTGGGATAGTTGGAATGCAGATAATACAATTGCTATAATTGCACATCCTCTTTTGATTCAATTAAAAGAAAAAAAACATGGCGCACCATTGGTTGATGATGAAGATGTTCCAGATGAATTAAAATCAACATCAGCACCTCCAAAAGAAAATGATTATGACGTAGATGGTAATCACTTTAAACGGTGGGATTGGGTAATGGATGAAATGATCTTTGCAATGCAAGAAATTGCACGAGAAGATGATGGTGATTCACAATTTTATGATCATTCAGAAGTTGATGACTCTACTGATATAAATACACAAGTAAAGCAAATCAAAGTTGATCGTGCAGGTCTTGAGGCATATCATAAACGTATTCAAAATGGATGTGTTTTATTCGGTAAATATTTTCAAAATCTTTGGGATTAATCATGAAAACATATGAAGATTTAGAACGTGAAGCTTATATTCGTGGTGATATTGCACTTGCTAATTTATATTCAAAAGCAATTGAATTAGATGAAGCTCTTGAAGAATTAGATGATGGAAGTCATTCACGATATGAAATTGATCGACTTGAAGACGAAATTAGTGATCTAGAAGCTGATTTAGAGTATTATAGAGAACGAGCAATTAGAGCAGAGGCAGCACTTGAAGAAATTGAATTACAAAACGAAGAATTCCAACAAAAAGATTGACAAAGCGATTGAAATTGATGTATACTCTAGGTTCTCTGAATCTGACTTAGAGTTTGTACATAAAGAAGATGAAGAAAGTGCATTGTATCTAATGGATAGTTACAATGAGTTTAACCAAGAAAGGAAATATTATGACTGAACAAGAATTCAAACAAGCCCTAGACAAAGTAGTACTAGAAGGTATTAACAAACTTGGCCCCGGTGTAGTACTGGGTGGTCTAGCAATCGTAAGTCGTTTTACTGAAGTTGTATACGACATGAATACTGTTGCTAATCTACAGGCCGCAACTCAAAAAGCAGCAGAAGAATCTGGTTCACTAAGCAAAGCCAATGACTGAAGATGAATTTGAGTACAGACTTCAAGAATTGGTTTATGAAGCTAATCAAGAAGAAGTACCAATTGATTACATTTATTCAATTCTAAATCGTCAAACAATCATTGCCGAAACCATATTGCGTCTAGGCATTGAAAAAGCATACAAAGAAAGGTTTCACTGATGAAATACGTAGTTAAGTTCACAAACGGATACTGGAAAGTTTTTGATACTGTTCAGTATTCTGACTTCATGCTCTGCAACCTCAAGACTGAGGCAGAGTTTCACTGCAAGCGTTTGAACGCTAAAGGTTAAAACCTTTCTGCCTGTGGGGTTATTCCTACAGGCTATTTTTCTGTGCTACAATACACCCACAGTCAGCCAACAAAGTTGACTTCTCATCATCAACAAACAAGGAGTAATCTGATGAAACACCAAGCCGAATACGAAGTACTGATTGTTCGCAACACTTGCATCAATCGTTTGTACGATGTGGTTCGTGTAGACTACATGAATGAAGATGTAGAATTCATTGCACAAGCACTTGAATATGAAGATGCTGTGGGTCTTGTTGTCGAACTTGAAGAAACCAACTAATTGATTGAGTAAAATGCAATCCTCTTACTTTAAAACCAGCAAAGAAAAAACCCGTAAATTTCGTCGTGAGTACGATGATGAACATCAGAATCGCCAATTTGAAAAGAAACGTGAGAAATATCGTGATGAACGTAGGAAACAAAAACGTCCTGAAAATTGGAGTTAATATGTTCTGGAAAATCGCTATAGTTGTTTTCATTGGTTGGGCACTCGTTGACTACAATCAAACTGTCAACGAAGAGCGTTTAAAGCGACAATCTATCGAGCGAGAATTTAAAGAAAGAGAAAAGCAGTGCATTGTAGATGCTTTGTATCATGAAGCTCGTGGTGAAGGTGAGTTTGGTATGAAAGCTGTAGCAAATGTAATTCACAATCGCTATGAGCATCCTGCCTTTCCCAATACCTATTGTGGTATAATCAACCAGCGTAAACAGTTCAGTTATACGCTGGAAAATAAACCGCAGGGTGGCATGCTCAAGGCATTGCACCGTGATCGTCAAGCGTATAAAACCGCAGAACAAATTGCCGATGAAATGCTAGAAGGTAATTTCCAAAAGTTTCTACCATCTACTGTTTTGTGGTATACTACGAACAAGGTTAAAAATTATTGGACTAAAACCAAAAAGGTTGTAGCTCAGATTGGCAACCACAAGTTTTACTCTGATAAGGAAAAGAAATGAAAATTAATCCACAAGATCATCCTGACTATGTTGGTGGATGGATATGGACAGAGTTGGAAATTCGATGGATTGAAGAACTCATTAACAAAGTTGCTGCTACCGAACGTGAGGCATGTGCCGAAGTGGTCGAGAGTTTCGACGGTTGCGAACCCAAGCACATCGCCAACGCCATCCGAGCAAGAGGTGAAAAGTGATCCGCTGGATTGGAACAGGTGCATACCTGATCGGTATGATCTTGACTGCACTAAATATTTATCCATTGAATCTAATATTTGGTGCAATCGGTGGTGTAATGTGGTGCATTGCTGGTGTACAATATAAAGATAAAGCATTGATTCTGGTAGAGGCTGCATCTGCCGGTATCTATTTGTTTGGTTTAATTCTGTGGGGTTTGAAGTGAAATACTACACAATTGTCTATCCCGGTGAATTTGGTCAGCTCGTTAAAGAAACATTTAGTGAAGATCAAATTATTCGGTCATATTACAAATACTGGTATGGTAAAATGGTACAAGCCAATAAACATGATATGATTAGTAGAGAATTGTGCATTGATGATTGGATTGTGGTGCATTGGGCACTAGAGACAGACCAGTTTGGTAACAAATTGAATTAGAATCTATTACCTTTTGAAGCGTTTTCAGAGGCCGTAATTACTTGTAGATTCCAAGGTACATGTAGACCACAAACGGTTTTACCTTTTAATGGTACAATGTGATCGACTTCTAAATCTAAACCCGTTTGTTTCCGTCTTTCAGCTACAAATAAATACAGAAGTTTAATTTCTTGTTTTTCGGAATCTGATAACCAAGAAGGTGTTGCTTGAATTTTATTAGGTCTTCTTACTGCGGCCAAAGCTGCATGATAACCAGAATTTTGTTTAATTTTTGATTTGATTCTGTCTGAATTTTTTAGTCTCCAAAGTTTGTTTGCAATAGATAGCTTACTTTTATTTAGTTCACGGTATTCTTTTCTTCTCTGACGTATTCTATCAGCGTGTTTAACTCTGTAATTCTTATCATATTGTTTTCGTTTTTCTTTGTTCTTTTTATATAATTCACGAGCTTTCTTTCTAACTTCTTCTGGATTTTCTTTTCGCTTCCTTTTTCTACTTTCACTTTGTTTCTGACGTAATTTTTCTATATTATTCTCTTTATATCTATCCCATTTGAGTTTTAGACAAGATTTACACGATGAGGTCAATCCATCGATTTTGTACTTGTCTTTGTTAAAGTTTTCAAAAGGCTGAAGATTATTACACATTGAGCAGGTTTTCATTTGTCCTCCAGTTGTATTGTTTATTTTATAATTATATCATAGAAACCTTGAAAACTCAAGGGATTTCGTGATTGTGCAGTAAATGTAACAAGTTGTAAAATTTTGTTTTTACTCAAGAATTGTGGTACAATACAGTCATTGTTCAACAGGAGATTTCTATGAAATACATCAAACCTATCGATATTGGAGAATTTCGTGATGATGAAACAAGAGATTGTACAGTACGTGCTTTGGCATCTGCTGCACTAATGGACTACGATGATGCACATGAATTGCTGGCTTACTACGGTCGCCCTTCACGCCGTGGTGCTAAGTTCACCACAATGTTCCCTGCGTATGCTGAAGCCGGTTTCACCAAAGTAAAAGCCTTCGGTACTACCAAAGCTTCTCGCTATGTTCGTGCAAAGTTCGGTCACATGATCGAAGATTGTGAAAAAGGTATCACCCTCGAAAATTTTTGCAAAAAATACAACAAGGGTCGCTATATTGTGGTATACTCTGGCCATGCACTTGCAGTTGTCAATGGTCAGATCATCGACAAGTTTGCAAACCCTGCTAACAAACGTGTTGTTCTCGCTTTTTCTAAACCCTAAACTGAAAGGAAACTTCAAATGAACTCTTCTAAAGCTCTCGCTTCTCTGATCGAAAAATCCAACGGCAAAATGCTCACCGTTACTTTCATCAAACAAGATGGTAGTGAACGTGTAATTAATGGTCGAACAGGTGTAAGTAAATACATCAAAGGTTCTTCTATCAATAAAAAGAACGATGAATATATTACATTTTACGATGTACAAAATAAGGGTTATCGTAGCATTAATCGAAATACAATTGTAGCAGTACGTTGTGATGGTATTGAGGCTGTTGCCGTAAAATAAACCTTGAATTTTTCTAACCCTCATGATATAATTAGTGTTACAAGCATTAATTATATTGTGAGGTATTATGTTTAGAAAATGCAAAGAATGTAATCTTGAAAAAGAAATTTCAAAATATCATAGAGATACAAAAGGTCCGTTAGGATATAGATCAACGTGCAAAGACTGTGCAAATATTAAAAGAAGAAAACACAGAGAACAAAATGTAGAAAAATATAGGGAATGGAATCAAAATTGGTGTGATTGTAATCCTGAAAAAACAATGTTGGCAAGTTCTAAAAGAAGAGCATTAAAACTTGGATTAGACTTTAATTTAACAATTGAAGATATCATCATTCCAAAATATTGTCCAATTTTAGGAATTGAATTAATTCGTCAGACAAACAAAGGTCGATCTGCAAAATGTTCTCCTAGTTTAGATAGAATTGATTCATCAAAAGGATATGTAAAAGGAAATGTTTGGGTTATCAGCATGTTGGCAAATGCAATGAAAAATGAAGCAAACAAAGAAGAACTTCTTCAATTTGCCAATTGGGTTCTTAATTCATAAAACTTGACTAGTCCGTGGGGTTATTCCCACGGGCTTTCTTTTTATGCTATAATTCATCTCATACGTTAACTACTCAAAGGATTTCAAACATGAACTGCGAACAACTCTTTTCTCAAGCTGATGCTGCTGGTCGTGCTGCTGTTGCAAACATGCAGGTTCGTCCAATGGTTGTAACTCAGCATGCAAACCCTCTAGACGATACCTCTGCTCCTGTGCGTCAGTACTACGTTGAAGATGGCGTTTGTGGTTTTGCATGGGTTAAAATCCGTCCTGCTCGTGGTGAATTTGTCAAGTGGTTGAAGAAAAACAACATTGGTAAGACCGACAGTTTCGAAGGTGGTTACATGATCTGGATCAGCGACTACAATCAGAGCATGCAGAAGAAAGAAGCCTATGCTCGTGCATTTGCAAAAGTACTTGCTGATAATGGCATCCGTGCATACAGTATGTCTCGCATGGATTAATTGGAGTTTAAAATGAAAATCATCGTCACGTATTTTACTGACAAAGAACTCTATTATTTTGAACTCCCGTATGGTGAATGGATTGTCAACAATAAAAAATACACTGTCAGCAATTATCAACCTGACAAACTGAACAGTCTCCTTGAACCTGAAATTTTCAAAGTAAATAAGAGCACAAAAATTAAATACTATGAAAATGTAAGTGAACCAAATATGCACAAGATTGCAGTTGACGCATATTCACAAAGTTTATCAGCACTGATTGGATTTGCTATTTGGTCTGAATCTGATGAAGAATACCGATTTGAAAAACTGGAAGATGAATTCGCATATAAGAAATTTCTTCGTGATTGGAAACCTGTTTATGAAGAGGTAATTTCTAAAGAGAAAGTCGATATTGAGATTCGACATGCAATGCTCGACACTGGTAACGAGTTTATCAAACCATTATTTTGTGTTGACAGTACAAAACCAGAATTGGTTCAGGTGATGTTTGCTGCATATCAAATGAAAGTTGTGAAAGACTGGTGCAATAAACATGTACCTGATGCGTATGAAATTCCAAACCACAGTCACTTGGAATATGCTAAAATTTCCGGTCAGTATGTTTTCACTGGTACTAAAACAGAATTCAATGGGCAATATCCAATTCGTGTAATGCATTATGATGAAGCTGTAAAATTACTGGATACTGAAAAGAAAAAGATTGAAGGTATTCTTTATTCTTTGCTTTGTAAAATTAATGCAATTCCCGATGTTACGGTCAAGCAGTTGATTGATGAAATCGAAAATGTACGAAGATATGTAAGTGAAAAGAAGTATTCCAGTAAAAGTTCTAAGGTTGTAATGTGTGATGAAGTCAGTAAGGATTTGCAAAAAATTGTAACAAGACTACAGAATCTAAGCACAGAGCTACAAACCGGTGTATAATTCACCCATCGACAACGCAAACAGGAGTAGATGATGTACAAGTTCTATTGTGACCCCGGACATGGTTGGATGGCTGTCAAAGCGCACGAAATCATCAATCTCGGTATTCTGCACAAGATTAGTTCTTACAGCTACATTCGTGGTAAGACGGTCTATCTTGAAGAAGATTGTGACGCAGCAGAATTCTTTAAAGCTTACCGTGAAAAGTACGGTGCTGACCCGAAGTATACTTACAAACATACTGATAATCGCAGTCCAATCCGTAGTTACGATTCAGTTAATGCAAACAAGATTGTAAAAGCTGCTCTTGGTGATAAAGCTCATTGTGTAAATCTGATTTAAGGAGAATAAAATGATCGAATACAAAGGTAAACAAGTTCTGATTTCTGATATTCTGCATGATGCTGCTGATATCTTTTTGCGGTATAGTAAAAATGATACTGCACCCGGATACGTTTCAAAGTATCAAGGTGAGTGGCCTCACGCTAAGCATATTGTGATCGAATCTCAACGGGAGGCAGAGCGTTTTTCATGCTGTGCTGTGGAAGCTGCAATTGCTTGGAATTTCGGTCTTGAACGTTGGTGCGATGATACCGAGAAGCTTTCAAAGAAAGTAAAGCAAGGTCTTCGTAATATGGGTTGTCCAACTGATTCCAGTACTGCATTTTCAAAGTATGGTGATACGCATTATTCTGAAGGAGAAAAGCATGAGGTACAAGGAATGCGCTACATGTGGCTCAAATGGGCTGCGCTAATGGCTCAGGAGCAAGGCGTATAAATTTATCTTGCTATTTTCTGTCTTTTATAGTATAATTGAAGACAGATATTAGGAGGTAATATGGAAACAAAAACATGTAAGAGTTGTTCAATTGATAAAATTCTGTCAGAATATCCATTAGATAAAAACGCAAAGGATGGTCACAGAATTCATTGTAAAAGTTGTTGTAATGAATTTAAAAGACAAAAAAGACAAAATAATCCTGAAAGTTTTAGAGAATATGCCAGAAAATATTTAAAAGAAAAACCCGAAAGGAAATTGTTTAACTCTGCTCAACAAAGAGCAAAAACAAATAATCTAGAGTTTAATCTTCAGGTAGAAGATATTGTTATTCCAGAAGTTTGTCCAATTCTTGGTATAAAACTAATAACAAATAGCAATGTCAGTGGTGGTGAAAATAATTCAGCATCAATTGATAGAATAGATTCAACAAAAGGTTACACAAAAGATAACATTATGGTAATTAGTAGATTGGCAAATATGATGAAAAGTACCGCAACAAAAGAACAATTGATGATTTTTGCAAAATGGGTACTATCTACTCATGAGGATGATGAAGATGTTCAGACTACTGGCTAAAGCACTTGGTGAAAAAGCTGGAAAAAATAACAAGGAAGCAGATAAAATTGCTTGGATTCGTGTTATAATTCTGGCTCAAGCTGTAGCAACCAACATGTTCATTGTGGCAGGAGTAATACACAGATGGTAAAGATCGAAAAAGTTGAAGGTATTCCAATGATTACCGAGTACAGTGTTACTATCTTACTGAAAGATATACCACACACGGAATATTTTCATGATCAACAACAAGTAAAGAATGTACTCAATAGACTGGATAAACTTAGTAAAAAGTACATTCTGGCTGCTAGTCTTCATCCTGTGCATTGAAAGTATTTATGTCTAAAAACATGTCAATTGATGAACTCAGAATTTTGATGAATTATGTATATCATCATCATTCACCATTCTATGCTAAACAAGGCGCACGAATTATCAAATACGTTGACCCACATGTTGATATGCGTACAGGAGAATGCTTCAGCATTACATTCAGAATGTATCATGGTGAACGTAGTTTTTATACAACAAATGAGTTTCGTGATGCAGAACCATTGTATACTCGTATCATGCACTGGTTAATTACAGGTGAAGAATATGCCACGTAAGAAAAAGAAGAAAGAACCGAAACAACGTAATTGGACGGTTCAGCATGTAATGCGAAAAGGTGTACAAAAACACCGAAACAAAAAGCGAGAAGCTAAACAGAAAGGATATGATAATGAGTGAGTTTTTCAATAAACTATTTTCAGCACAAACAGTATTTATTTTGGCTTTGATCAATTTTGCCATTGCAATTTTCACAGGTAATGTTCCTGCAATTTGCGGTTGGCTTGTTGCTGCTATCGGTGCTGGTCAACTGATGATTCTAGGAAAATAATCATGGGTTCAGGTGATCGTTTTACTTGTGGCAATTCAAATGGTTTCGGACTTGGTTTTTACTATGCCAAATTTCCATTTGAGCATACGTTGAATTTCAATCTTTTGTTCTGGTACGTCAGTATCGGTATTGGAAAAGCATATGACGATTTCTCGTGAAGAATATTGGTCTTGGGAAAATAGACACATTCGACTTGATATCACTCGATATGGTATTAATGGTAAGATGTTCTATTTGATGCAACCAGATGAACTTGTAGAGTCAATTGAGATTCTACGCAAGCAAATCAATCTGTACAAACCAAGTATTTCAGGTATCGATATTCCAGCACAAGAACGTCACGCAGAACATATTGCAGCATGGCAAAATGCTCAATACAATCTAAGTCAGAAAGGATACAATCATGCAAGTTGAACTAGCAAAAGAAAATGAAGATGGTAGTGCAGTCTTTACTTTTGACATGACACCACAAGAGACTAAGATGATGGTCCTATACGGCATCAAATGCGCCCTAGAAGCCGCTTTGAAGGATGCTGAAGCTTGGGATGGTGATAAGGATTTGCAAGCTCTACAAAACGATTCTGCTGGTCTTAACGAATAACCCTACAATTGGGGTAGTCAGTACGATTATACAGAAGAAATTGCAAACGAAGATATCGAATTTGCACACAAAGCTCTCGCTGAAATTGACAAAGGATATGCTGTATATTACGATTCTTGGTGGTAATAGTTGAGTGGGTCGTGGGGTTATTTCTCACGATCTATTTCTATGGTATAATTCAATCATCAACACAAGGAGTTTATCATGGCATGGGTAACCAAAGCAAACATCGAAAGCAAGAAACCTCTGATCAAGGCTCTGAATAAAGAGTATGGTATCAAAGGTACATTGTCTGGTACTAATGACTATTCAATGACTTTGACTATCTCAGAAGGTCCGATTGACTTCATCAGCAGTTATATCAAGTCTAACGATGATAAACCTATGGCACAACCTAGTGCATGGGAACATACAGTAAAAGATATCACGCAATCTCAACACATTGATGTTAATCCTTATTGGTACAACGAGCATTTCGATGGTAAAGCACTTGAATACCTCAGAAAAGCATTTGAGATTATGAACCAAGGTAATCATGATCGTAGTGATATTCAAACCGATTATTTCGACGTAGGTTGGTATGTTGATGTTAAAATCGGTCGTTGGAATAAACCGTATAAACTTTCAAAATAATTTCAAAAATCTCATTCCCCTTTTGGATTAAAAATCCATTAGGGGTTTTTCTTTTGTTTCAAAAAGCCGTTTTCAATTTTTGATCAAAAACCTACTTGGGGTTTACCAAAATAAAATAGGCTTGAAATATGCGAAAAAACGGCGATTTTTCACGATGTGCAACGGCGTTTCACAATGTGAGATATTCACAGGTTATCCACAGACTTATCCACAATTTCATATTATGAGATGGATTTTCACGATGTGAAATGCTTTATATTAGTGCATCATTATATAATTAGTTGATTATATAAGCAAAACCTAATATAAGCAAAGCATTATATAAGCTGGCGCTTATGTTTTCAGATATCATGCAAACCTTACAAAATCCTGACAAAGTTACAATTTGTTACAATTAACGCATGGATAAAATTGTAATACTTGGGTTTTCAAATAATACGGGAAACAAAAGTACTCATGGCAAAAATCGTGCCAGTATTACACGCCGAAAATGCAAACTGTATAAAATACCATACCGCCAAAACCGATTTAAACCGGGTTTTTAGGCGTTTTTTGTCTCGCCTATACCTTACCCTTAGAAAAAGTTATCCACACCAGAAGATGTAGTTATCCACAATTTCAAGTCTTATATAAGACTAATAACCTGTGGATAACTTATTTTAGTTGAAAACAGAAGTTCTAATTGTAACAAAACCCGATTATTTTTATAGGTGGAAACCCTAATAAATTGCATATTAAATACTTTATGTTTACAGTATGCGCTTTGCATCGTATATAATTGATTCCAATGCAGCGATCGGGCAGCAGGTAGTAAACAAAAGTTTACAATTTGATCTTTAACAATTTAGGGGTTTCTATATAGGGTGCATCCCGTACCCTATACCCCAAACCCTTAACAGGTAACCAAAATGAACAAATCACAAATCGGCATTTTGCAAATAATCACATTAACGGGTAGTGCCATTATCTGGCGTGATAAACAAAACGAAGTAAATGCAGCAAATAAACTAATTAATGATGGAATAATCAAAATTGATTATGATGGGCAAAGTATGTTTACAGTTGCTTTTCGTTTTCACGAATTTAAAGGAATTAAATAAAAATGAACATTTACAGTAAATCAGACATAATCGGATTTTCGATTATCGGAATAATCGGATTTTCGATTATCGGAATAATCGGATTTTCGATTATCGGTTTTGTTTATTATATGATGATTTTCGGAGTAAATTAAAAATGGATAAACAAGACAAAATCGGATTAATAATTAATATCGTTTTATGGTTTATTATTTGCCCATTAATTGCATATTATATATAATGATACTTGATAATGGATTATAAATAATTAGTCCATTATCGGATTATCATTAGATAATCAATTCAATTAATCAACTGGAGTTATCCAAAATGGCAAAATTCGAGAAAATCAAGGGTATTAATCAATTCGACAATATCCCGGATAATGCTAAAATCGGACAATGGTTTATTGATAATAATTCGGTACGGGCGCAATATCTCGGAAAAACTAAAACCGGGACAATGGTAATGAATTATAAACGCTTTAAAGGTCAAATTGATTATCCGCATATGCTGGCAAATCATTATTTGCGAGATTTTGCTAAACGTTACGGTAGTAAATAAAAGATAATATTATCTTTAAATAATCCGGTTTAATTATCGGATTATTTAGGGGCTAATATTAGCCGATTTAATCAACTGGAGAATCCAAAATGCGCCTTATTTCCACAATCAATAAATCTATCGGTTTTCAAGCAAAGATTTATTATAATGCCGATTATTCGGAATATGTGGTTAAATATTACGACGAAAACAAAAACAAAATGCCAGAGTCAACGTTTTATTATACTGATGATAAAGAAGACGCAATTAATACAGCATATAAAGAAATTGAGTTTATGGCAAATAATAAAGTATTGGCAGATTAATTAATCAATTGGAGAAAATAAAATGTCCGCTTTCATTTTGTCAGATAAGCATTTTACAGTTATTGCAAATTATGTTAATCTTGTTAAAGATAATATTAATATGCAAGATTTTGCAAATAAACTAAAATCAATTAATATTAAATCGGTTAACTATCGATACAATGAGAAAACCAGAATTACAAAATGTAAATTGGATTATCCGAAAGTAGGTGAAAATTATAGTAAATCCGATATTATCCGATTAATTCAATGTTGGGATTATCAATCTTGCGAAAATATAACCGATATTGATTTTAATCTGATGCAAGTATTTTTATATTCATTGTTTAATAATGATGAATTGCAAAATGCTCGGAATAATTCGGATATCTGGTGCATTTAATATTATCTGATAATATCTTAGATTATATTCTAGGGTATTATCGGGCTAATATTGGCCGATTAATGGATTATTCAAAATGAATAAATTTGAGCAATTTGCAGTTGATTTTTATCTGTCAGATTATCCGCAAAATGCAGATTTTCTAACGATTTTGGGATTGATTCAAAACGACGATGAAAGCATTTTAATCTGGCATTATTTCGAAAATGAAAATAAACTAGAATTGTGCGATTTAATCGTTGATTTTAAATGCAGTCTTGAAAATACTTTCAATTAATCAAGGATTAATAAATCATGAATTGCAAAGTACAAAACAAAACAGAATATACCGGTTTTAAATCGGATAATCTACTTTCAATCAATGCCGACGCTAAAACATCCAAGGGTGAGAAAATCGGTTATTTGACCGGGATTCTATATCTTGCCCCATATAAAACAATACCCGTTTTTAATACGTGTTCGATGGCAGAAATTGCCGATTGTGGGCGAGCGTGTTTATATACCGCAGGCAGGGGAAAATATAATAATGTTCAGGCAGGACGCATTAATAAAACAAAATGGTTTTATGCCGATAAAAACGGGTTTATGTTGCAATTGGTAAAGAATATTAAATCCCTAGTTAATAAAGCAAATAAAACCGGATTAATCCCGCTTATTCGCCTTAATGGTACGTCAGATATTAAATGGGAAAATGTAGGGTTTGAATATAACGGAAAACAATATAACAATATTATGGAAGTATTCCCTGATGTTCAATTTTACGATTATACGAAAATTGTTAATCGAGATAATATCCCGGCAAATTATGACCTTACATTTAGTTATTCGGGAAAACCGGCATTTAAACCGTATATTCAAAAAGCGATTAATAAAGGTATGAGATTAGCGGTTGTTTTCAGGGATAAAAAGAAAATACCTGCCGAATATATCGGTTTACCCGTTATTAATGGAGACAATTCGGATGTTCGGCATATTGACCCGCAAGGGGTTATTATTGCATTATATGCTAAGGGGCAAGCAAAAAAAGATTATTCGGGTTTTGTCGTTGACGTTGAATAAAGGGGTTTATATGCGGTTTATTTTATCGGCAGTTTTTATTGGTGCGGTATTTTATGCAATATGCTGGATTATGTGCATTATTGTGATTTTGTGCGCTTATATTCAAGCAAAAATAAAAGGCAGATAATCGGCAGTTTAAACCGGGATTTATTTCCCGGTTTTTTTTTTTGCGCTTTAATGGGCAGATAATCGGGCCAGGTTTTGCAATATTGGTTTAAATGCGAAGCCGCAGACGGTATACAACCGAGAACCGGCCTTTTCATAATGTGAAAACACGGCAGAAAAAAAATTTGCCCTCGCTTACGCTCGGGTTATCACTGGCATTTATAACCTACAGTCAAAACATAAGCTAAACCAATAATTTAAACTCACATAATAACAGGCTTCGCATAATAATCGAATATTGATATTTTAAAATTATAGGCAGATTATATGTCGGTGTGTGGTCTACCATCAGACACCAAAGACATACTGCTGTTGATAAAACTCATGATCTATATCAAATGTAAACAAACCTGCAATACAACGACATTTCAACCTCAGATCAACGTCAATTTCTCCTGTTACGTGCTTTATTTGCTACTGAAGGGTGCAACAAGGCGGTTAAATCGGCGTATAAGCGCATAAAAGTACCTTCAGGTAGCAAACTAGTCGATGAAACCGTTAAGCTGCTTATAGAGTGTTTAAATCGATCAGTTAAACCAGTGATATTTACTAAAAGAAAAAACCCCAAGGTTATTCACCAAGGGGTTACAAAAATTTTTTTATTTAGATTTTCTAGCTCTAGTTCTCTTAGGCTTTTGAGCTTCAGTTTCTTCTTTCTCTTGTGCTAGAAGTGCATCAACTTGTGTTTGGATAGTATCACTAGACAAAGACGAAGCTTCCTCTTCAGCTTTAGCTCGTTGCTCCTGTAGTTCTGCTCTGCGTTTAAGTCTTGCAATAATCTCTTCAGAATCAAACCAGATTTCTCTACCTACGATTACTTCCTGAAATTCTTCTTCAGTTAGGAAATCTTTGTAGATATCGTGCATTAGAGCTTTAACTTGCTTATCTACGAAACTAGCGTGAGAAATAACGTCAGACTGTTTACCGAAGGCTCCGAACGTAGCAGCATGGATCATCATGGAAGCGTAAGGAGAAACCGCTACTGATGGTGCTGCAAGAGCAATAAGGGATGCTGCACTAGCTGCTACACCGTCGATACAAACGTGAACATTAGCGTCAGTGCTTTGAATGGCGTTGATAATGGCAATAGCACCGTCAAGATAACCACCGTAGCTGTTTACGCTTAGATAGACCAGATCACCTTCATTAAGGGATTCTACTGATTGAATCCAATTACGGTAGTATTTAGCTTCTTTGATATTTTCATCTAGATAAGCCTTAATGCAGCGTGATGTTTGTGTGCTTTCGAAATAAGGTAGATGAATATGCTGGATATTTCCACCTACGTTTTCTTCTTCGTCATCAGAGTTGCGTTTGGTTACGGTTTTATTCATCGGTTACCTTTCTTTAATTCGTTAATGATTGCTGATCCTTGTGCTTCAGCTTCAAGTTCTTCTTCGAATGCAATTACAAATTCTTTTGTCAGACCACTACGAACTACATCTTCACGGGTAAATGCAGTAAAGCTACAATCATCGATATTATATTTCTTGCATACTTTTTCTAAATACGTTAGTCCATCCATACCTTTTTTAACATCCGTTTGAGGCCCGGTATTATCACCACAGAAAATAATCTGAGAATTAGTACCAACACGGGTAACAAGAGCTTGTACTTCAGGGACATAAAGGTTTTGAGACTCATCGACAATAATAATGCTATCATTCCAGCTTCTACCTCGGATTGTCTCAAGACTGCAAATCTCGATGGTTTTATTCTTTACGTGAATCTCTGTACTTGCCTTACCGAGATAATCCTCAAAATAATCCAGCATTTGCTGGTAGAAAGGAATTAGTTTTTCTTCTGCTGTACCGGGGAGAAAACCGATACTTCTTCCAGCTAAAGGTTGATATGCTCGGATTAATACGACTTTACGTACATCACCATAATGCAATTTCTTTGCGCTATGCCAGCAAGCTAATAAGGTTTTACCTGTACCTGCGCTACCTTTAGCTACTACAAGAGAATTATACTTTAGAGCTTCCAGAAGTTCAGACTGCTTTGCGTTCATGGGAACTAGTGCAGGAAATTGAACTCTAGCAAACTTCTCTTTTTGTACCCGTTGCTCTTGTACTTTTTGTCTTCTTTTCATAAAATCCTTTCGACTACTCGGATATTTATTAATAAAGGTTAATACATTAAGTAATATTAACCTGAGATTATATTTTTATTATTCTTTTGCGGGACGACCACGTTTTGGTTGTGCTTGCTCTGGTTCTTCAGTTACCAACTCAGTTGGACCTTTAATTTTTGGTTCAGCTTTTACCATACCTGCAACCAGCATTGTACCAAAGGCAGTTGGGAATAAGTCGTTTGAATCGAAGTCGAAGCGCCAGCCTTCAACTACTGCTTCTTGTACTGCTTTGCAGAACTCATATAAACTATAGGTTTCAATTCTTTTGATTTCCATCAATTTCTCCTTGTGTTGAACATAGATGAATTATACCATGCTATGCTACCTAAGTCAACTCAAATATTTCTTACAAAGTACTTGACAAAGACCAAAAGTTGTGATACCCTAATATATACATATAGTATAATATAGGTTATAACATACAATAACCTACATAAGTACTTATATTTAGTACATATATTAGTACTAACATAGGTATAGTATATAGTTAACATTTAATGTAACTATAAATGTACTATACATTTACAAGGTTATTAATCATCATATATAATAACTTCAGTTAGTATATACATTAATACGTATGTTATTAACTTTAAGTTATAACTAAAGTCGATTTCAGTATCATTATACTTGATCCTGTATCGATCTCAAGGCCGAAGGGCCAAGTTACAAAACAAATTAATCTTAGTCAATGAAACTGAAATTGTTAACTATCAACTAAATTTGTAATTGTGCTTCAGGAGCGAAGCGACTGTATGTTGTGCTTGGAGGCGAAAGCCGACACTCTCAATGCTCCTAACATCCTCAGGAAAGCCCCTAGATGAAGCTACAAGCTACTTTTTGGTACTAGTCTAGGGGTAGGTAGCCTGAGGTAGTTAACGAGCGTTATAGACCATTTAAAGAAAGAGCTTATGGAACTTCAAGAATTGATTGAATACGAAATGCTAACCGGTGCATTCTATACAAAGAAGAACGGTGAGATAGCACGTAGGATATTTCCGAATGAAGAAGGTTATCTGATATTTTATCGGAATAATCGTAGACTGAAATTAAAAGCTAACAAAGTAGCAATGGAATTAATCACTGGTAAACCTGTACCAGAAAAGAAAACGGTATTGCACAAGAATTTAGATGAAAATGATTATCGTCTGCAAAATCTAAAGATAATCCCAAAGTCAACTTACAATTCGATTAGAGAAGCACATAGAAATTTATCTGGTAGTTTAAAACTGCAACCACATCCAAGAGATATGTTTTGTTATATCTTGAGTTGGAAGCAAGATGGTAAGGATCGAAAGATTGTAATCTACGATATTGTTGTGGCGAAGCGCACGTATAATAAGCTTCAATTAAAATATGCAAAGATTCTAAGTAAGTATTGCGTATTTGACTAGAATAGTCAAAGAGATTGTGTTTTCGATTGATATTTCTCTTGAAATTACAACAATCTTGTGATATAATCAAGTCATCTATGTAAATTAAGTCTTACTTTCCATGTAAATTGTTGGTATTAAGCGCCACAAACCTGCGAGGATGACACCCGGACTTAACCCTGCATAGATGTAACCTTCGTATGTTCGCTCACGACCCTTTAGCTCCTTTCAGTCTTGAGTCATTCGGTACGATCCGGAACAGTAACCGGAACTTATTTTCTTAGACTAGGGAGGTCACCCGAAAAGATGCTAGTCACATTCTGTCTAAGTTCAATGACTGAGTATTGACTATATTATGAAAACTTGTAAAAACTGCAAACAAACAAAAGAATTCTTTTTCTTCAGTAAATCTAAGAAAACAAAAGATGGCTTTCAGCAATGGTGTAAAGAATGCACCAGAAAATATAGACTTGAGTGGTATTCTAAAAATAAAGAAATTAGAAAAGAATATAATTCAAATTGGAGACAAAATAATAAATCCAGAAAACGTGAATATGATAGAGAATATTTAGTTAGTTGGAGATTTACCAATCAAGAAAAAGCGGCAAGTTATTCTGCAAAAAGAAGAGCAATTAAATTGAAAGCTACGCCGTCTTGGTTAAATGAAGATGACTGGTTAAAAATAGATCAAATTTATAATCTTCGGAAACAACTTCAAGAGGAAACAGGCATCGAACATCATGTAGATCACATTGTACCGCTACAAGGTGAAAATGTATGTGGTTTACATGTACCTTGGAATCTTCAAGTTATAACAGCAGAAGAAAATACAAGTAAAAGTAACAAATTAATAGAATGAGTGTTTATATCTTAAAGTATACAAACACATGGTTTTGTTTAGAATAAGAAACAGAAATTATGAAATGTATTATTTGTGGTAATTATTTCAAGCAACATGCTTTCAATCGCACAAACGAATGCGATGATTGTGTAGACTTGGTATTACCTGAAATTGATGCTGAAACAGAAATTGATCTAGAACTCATGCGTAACCCTAGTGGTAAGACTCGTGCTGTTTTCTATGAAGATCGTGATGACCCCGAGTTGGATACAAGAGATTCAATTTGAGGTATTGACTAGCGTCTAGACTTCTGTTATAATTCAATTATTCTGCTATGAAAGCATTGTCAGTGATGCTCCGGTTTTGTAAGCCGGTGAACTCGGCGCAACTCCGAGTCGTAGCTCCAAATTTATTTAATGCCGCTATCATCTAATGGTTAGGATAAAAGGTTTTCATCCTTTAAATCGTGAGTTCGATTCTCCGTAGCGGTTCCAATTTATTAATTATGAAAAATTGTAGTACATGTAAAGAATTAAAATTATTTTCAGATTTTTATAGGTGCTCCAAAAGTAAAAGCGGGTATCAATCTGTTTGTAAATCTTGCAAAGTAATTTCTGTTAGGAATTCTCCTTCCGCTTTAAATAAAAATTATAAACATAAGAAGAAGTCCAAAGAATACATGTTAGCATATTATCATAAAACAAAAATTGCTAGAAACATAAGCAGAAGAATGAGGCAATCTCTGAATGGTGAAAGAAAATCAGATTCTTGGTCTAAATTAGTAAATTACACCTTGGATGAGTTAAGAAAACATCTTGAGAGTTTGTTTCAAGAAGGTATGACTTGGGATAATTATGGAAAATGGCACATTGACCATGTAATTCCAATCAGTTCTTTTAATATAACATCTGATTCTTGCGAAGATTTCAAAGAATGTTGGAAATTATCCAATCTTCAGCCTTTATGGGCTATTGATAATTTAAAGAAAAGTAATAAGCGCATCAGTTTGGATAAAAGGTCAGATGATTCCTCGAAAGACGAACTCTGGATACCAAATTGATTATAAACGTGTAATCGGTAACTACGTCAAAAGTTCCGCTGCTCAATCGCCAACGGAAAGAGCGTAAGGTCACAGTTGGATGAATTTATTCCGCAGAACCCGAGCTAGGTGCATGGGC